GCTGCTGAACGTACCCTACCGGCGGTGGCATTTAGCTTTCTGATGGCGGCTTACTCGCCGCAGAATGACAACTTCGCATTGTAAGTCACTGCGGTCGTGGCTGGCTTGAGCAATTCCAAGCCAGTGATACATGCATTGTCGTAGACGTTGCTCAGTTGATCGATAGCCGTGGTCAGGTTGTCGATCATGCAGCATTGGTTGGCTACCCAGACGGGCAACATGCCCAGCGCGTGCGCAACAACAAAATCAATCGTGCCAGTTGCCACCGCTGCGGAGCACTGCATCTGAGTCAGCGCCTTTACGCCCACGTCACCGGATGCCAGTGGTAAGAACCAACTTCCCACTGCCAGATCAATACCCCCCACTACGCAAGCTGATACACCTGCCGTTGAGGCAAAGCTGTTGGCCGTGTTGGAAGCCTGGTCCGTGTATTGACACACCGTCCAGTTATGGGCGGTTGCAGCCAGCACCGTGGTGGGATTAGCCGGAAAGCAGAAATTTCCACCAATGTAGTCCGCAGCAGTTGCGGTTGCGGATTGATACCGCGAGAACGTGCCTGTCACTGCCTCAGTTGCAGTGCTGTTCATGGTTTTGGCAACTCGGAACAGCTGATCAATAATCATCAGGGAATTGGCAATTGTGCCGCCACTGACCCAGCCACCAAGGAAATGTCCTGTGTTTGCGCTGGAGGGGTTTACATACCCCCACTGCCCAGTGGTGCTGTTGGTGGTTGCTGTGCCGCCCGGAGCAGCGGCACCAGCAGCACCGGCAGCAGGCTGATTGCCTCGCGTCCAGAGTTCATTGCTGTTGCCAATGGCGTTTGCTGTCACGCCAACCTTGTTGATCAGCAGGTCCAGGCCCTTGCCGCCTGATCGAGCTGCCAGCAGCGAATCCATTGTCGTGAATGCACCCAGCTGCTTCAGGCCACGCAGACGATGAATGCGCCGGATATTGTTTTCGCGCGCGCAAATCGCAGCCATCATGTCCAGGTGCGAGACCTCATCGCCAATATCAATCTTGCCGACGAACTCACCTCCACCTGTCACATATACATTGCCGGGCACGCCACCAATCGCAACAGGTGGACCATACCAATCCTTGAATTGCGTAGACAACAAATGAGTCTCATCCTTGCCCAGCCACCGCTCCAATCTAGTGATGTTGGTTGGAATGATCGGCTCATGCCGCTGGCGAATGGTTCGTTGAAAAGCTCTCATGTTGCTTCCTCAATCCAATCCCACAATCGGATTTCCAGCGGCGGTTGTGATCGTTTTGGTGAACTGCGTGGTGCTGCCATCCTGCTTTTTCACCGTCAGTGTCGCACCGCTGATGGAGTAGTCCGCCAGCAATGAAGTAACCGGCAGCCAGTCAGTTCCCAGAATCAGCGCGTCATACACGTTTTGCGGCAGCACCATGAAATTATGGAATACTGGCACATGGTTAGCCGCATCGGTGATGGACAGGGACATCCGGCCCACCCGATTGGTATCCGCTGCTGACAACTCCAGCTGCATCATGCCAGCATCGTTGCCGGTGATGTAGTTCAGGTCATTCGACGTGCCAGAAGTCGCCCCCGTCACGTTGTCCAGGATGATGGTCGGTGCCGAACCTGCATCTGTGTCCGCAATCAGCGTGATGCGCTCGTTGGTGATGGTCAGGGCGGTTTCAATCGTCACCCCATCGGTTTTGTCGTAAAACGGGCCAACCGTCACTATGACCGCTGTGTTTGATCGTAAGAAGCTCATCATGCTCTCCGCTGACGATATTGTGACAATAGTACCGGCACGATGCCCGCTACCGCTGAAGTATCAAACGTTAGTAAAATTGCAGCATATGCCTGTAGGTCGGTCCAACTCCATGCCACTGAGCTTGTTTCCGAGCCTGTACATATCTTGTACACCACACGCTTCGCGTACCCGGTATCGTCAAATGCCACGTCGGTGTAGCCCGTTGGTACATTGAGTCCAGACGGTGTGGAGTATCCGCTCAAACTGATAATCGCGACCACCAGCGCCGTGGCACTGGCATTAGCACCCGCAGAGGTGAGGGTTTTCGATGTTGCAACAACTCCGCCGTCATTGGCCGTCGTGACGCGATCAATGGCAGACAGCCCGCTCGCCTCAATCAAGACGTTAAGCGCATTCATCGTGCCGGTGTAAGCCGCTGACGCAGTAAATGTGCCGCTTGGCGTGCCGATTGAATCGTCCCAATAGGCAGCAGCATCACAGGCATTGCCACCAACACCATCCTCTACAGCGGCCAGGCTGACGTAGGTATTGCTCTGATTGTCCGTCACCCCTGTCGCAGCGCCGGGACTGAAATTATTATCCGCCATGAACAGTGAAATCACTGAACGCACAGCCGTTGGCAACGATGCAAAAGAAGCGATTGCTGGTGTCGCCGCTGTCAGTGTTCCGCTTGCAGTTTGATGAACGGTGGTCATTGCCGACTATCCCTCACATCATCAACCAGATATGCAGAATTGCTGGGCACGTCAATGTACCATTTGTATTGGTCGGTGCCTGAGGCATATATTGAACGACTGCTGAGTGTTTGAGTATTGTTGTAGAGCGTATAGGTACCACTACCTCCCGTTGTACCACTGGTTTGCGTGTCGATCTGACAGCCAGAATTCAAGCCAGTCGCCCCGATAATCATGCCCCTGCGCAGACTGTTAGCACTCGCAGAAGTCACTGTCATCACGCCACCAGCAAATGAGGCTGTACCTGTTACGTCAACTAATAGTAGGTCCGCATAGGAGATTTTTACGGTATTCCACACATTTGCGGTCATGACACCGGGCGTTGGTGCAGTGACATTTGAGGCCATGTTTACGCCACCAGGATGGAAGAATCTATCTCCCACGGAGACAGGGTTCAGAAAGCCGTTCCAGCCAGATGACAGCGGCTTAACTTTCAGTATTTTGTAGGCGAACATATTTGACGGCATGTTTGTAAACATCGAGTTACCGCTTGACACCGGTTGCCACCCAGACCCACTCACATGCTGCACGGTAGCATTACCATCTGGCCCGGTGCTCGCGTAATTCGGCGTCACCGTTGCACCAAAGTTTAAGCTATAAACCCAACCCTGCACGCCGTTTCTATAGACACTGAAAAATACATCAGTTGTGTATGCGCTGCTACCTGCACCGTTGTTAGCCTTTACACGATACACGTAGCGAGTGGGAGGCGCTCCCGGTAGGTAATCACCCACATACGCTGTTGCACCAGTCGCTGTGTTGTCTGTGTAAAACGCGGATGTAACCGTGGCTAAATCAGACCATGAGCCACCGTTATCAGTTGACCGACTCCACGTATACGATGTGGCCCCAGCAACTGCCGTGCATTGCACAGAAATCGAATTTTGAGCAAAGGCTGTAACCTCTACATTAGTTGGCACACCAGGCGCACCACCGCTTGCCGCGTTGGTTGTATTGTTGATTGTGCTTGAGTAACTAAAATTGCCCGCAGCATCAGAGTGTTTTACTCTGTAGAAATACTGCGTGCTGCCAGTAAGTCCGTTGTCCTGACGCGGGAATGTGGTATTAGAAAATATCTGCGCCCATCCGGTAGTTCCATTGGGTGAACGCTCTAAATCATTTTGCACAACTGCAACATTATCAGTGGGCGCCGTGGTTTGTGCGATGGTGATTTGACTGGAGCTATTAGTCGTGGCTGTATATGTTCCAGCTGTCGGTGCAGTAGTGTCGCCTGACGTGCCTATATCCGCTTCGCTTTGAATCGCAGACCAGAACCGTGTGGTTGTATGCATACCGCCTGCAATGGGCTCAACGCCAACTTCATACCCATTTAGGTACTCATCGCTAGGCAGAAAGGTCAGTGTTCTTAGATCGGCGAACACGGCGGCAAAGTCTACCTCCATGTCCTGATAACCGAAATTCAGGAAATCATTCCAGGGTACAGGCCAGATTTGTATGGTGTTACCCGTTGCCCAGGATCGGCTATCTACCAAGACTCTACAGGTAATGCCGCCCAATACATACTGAGGTGCAACGCTGGCCAACCCCCCATAATACCCATCAGTATCTATTGTTCGAGGTTGCCACATCACACTCGTCGTTTGCGGAGTTGCCGAGGTGGCCGTCGCCGTCGCGGTAAAATGAAAATCAATCAGCGTATTGTATCTATTTGAAGCAGTGGAACCCGATCCAGTACTTGTAGAAGGGCTGCTGTACCCCCAGCTGATTTTTAATTTTGTAATACTTGTGGTGAGGATGCCGACGGTTAAATCGTCGCCACTACTGCGAATGTTTTCAGAAGGCTTCCAACCACGTAAAATGCTAGTGTAGGCTTTAACAGCTCCAGGGGTTAAATTTTGATGGCTTGCTGCAATTCCCCAATCATTTTTACTGTTGAAATAACCATAGTGTGTTCCAAACCCATTTGCTGACTGATTCCAGCAGTCAATGCCGAACGTATATTGAGCGCCATTATCTGAATCAACAAAATCGTATTTTGCAAACGCATCGGATGGATCACTCGCAGGCGTGATGGTGCGCTCAAATACTGCGCCACTGGCGGCGGCAGTCGTTGCATTCGAGGAGCCGTAATTACTAAAATTACCCGCCAGATCACGCGAACGGCAGCGGTAAAAATACTGAGTACTGGGTGCAAGTGAGGTATGCGTGTACGGGAATGATCCTGCTACCGTAACACCCGGCAAATTTGCCCAGCTGCTGCTACCGTTGGGACTCCAGTCCAGCTCATACCCAGTTACGCCTACTGCGTCCGTGCTGGCTGCGGTCAACGCAATGCTGACCGATGTACTACCAGTTTGTGTGGCTGTGATCGTAGGCGTAGTGGGAGCAGTTACATCCGGCGCGCTATTGGTAATCGTTGGAGCCACACCGGCCATTGACATACTGGCGGCGGGCGGTATTCGCAACGCATTGCGGATCAGAAATCCGCTGTAGTAGATATTGGTGCCCATGGTGGCGCATTGCACAACTGGCTTATTTTTACTAAGCCAGCGTGCAATACCTTTACCGTCATGCCAATGTGAAGACGCCGGTCGAAGCCGGAGCAATCGTAAGCGTATTTCCGCTCGCAATCGTGAACGCCGCCGTTGACAACGTGCAGAAGCACAACACCTTGCCCGCACCAGCGCCCGTACTATTACGGATCAGGGCGTACTTGATGTTGTTCAGTGCAGCACCCGACGCAGTGAACACCAAACCAGCCGTGGTGTAGGTGAACTTGTACTGCTTGGCCGATGCGCCAACCGTCCATTGCGCCGTTGCCGGCACCAGGTTTCGACCGTTCGCCACATACCCGCCCGTCGCCGAGATTTCGCCCGGAATCGATGCGTTTGTAGAACGGGTTGAGAGAACGAGAATAGCCGCAGACGCCGAAGCGCGGTGCAGCTGCATTTTCATGACGCCAGCGCCGAGGGTGATGGTCCCGGCCCCGATGTACTTTTTCGCTTTCGCGTAACAGCGCCTTATAGATCGGCTCTTTATCCGATCACTCCGCGTTTCCACGGAGGCTGGGACTATCTCTTCACCCGCGTGGGGTGCGACGCGCTCGTGGAGATTTCAACCGGTCTGGCCTACTTTCTCTAGTCTCTGAACCTTCACCGTATTCCTACGGCGCTTGGCTGCGGATTCCCATCGACATCACTCGTTAAGGGTTCCCGACAATTCACGTCGTTACTACCGTGCATTACTGCACGGCGAGACCTAACCGATCTTCCAAGTTCCAGCGGCCAAGGTAGCCTCCTACGCAGTTAAGTTAAGTTGTTACTGCATTGCTACCTCGCTGCTTTGTTTTATATTCACGCTGGTACCCGGCTGCGCACGCCAAATGATAATAGCTGGTTCCGTTCTTGACCAACTGGTCGAGCGAATCATACTCGTGGCAATGCCGGCAGGTTCGCTTATTTGCATCGCCACAAGAATCCAAGGCGCGGGTGCGGGCATGCAGCAGTTGGTGATAAGCACGATCAGGGCAGACCACCAAATTCTCGTGGCGGTTATCGGTCTTGTCTTCGTTTACGTGATGAATCTCTGCACCAGCTGGCAGAGATCGGCCAAGCACCGCCTCAACGATGGCCACATGTGCCTGCACCCGCTCTCCATTGATGGTGACGCGCGAGTATTTTCCCACCTTGATGGCTGTCCCTTCGCCGTTGGCATTCCGCAAACGCTTCTCAACATCGCCATGTCGTCGCAGCCGATAGTAGTGCTTCTCGCACATACCATTGCCACGATTGGCGAGTATTTCGCAATCCTGAACCGAACATGTTGATGGCTGGCGTGGCATGGCGCGGATTACAACACAAATTCTTCATCAGCCGTAGGGGTCGCGGTCGAATCGGCCAAACTGGCCCCCGTCTTGAGAATCCAGGCCAGCAGGCCATTGCCATAGACCTCCAGTTCGATCACATTGCCCATCATCTTGATCAGATCCATGAACTCTTGGGCTTGGGAGAACTGATCTGGGTGGCATAGGAACTGGCGGCCGCCCACAATCACCGGAAATGGGGTGTTGTTGTTCTCAGGTTGCAGGGTCGTGTGGTGCGCCCCGTCCTCATCGCAGCAGGAATCGCAGCCAAACAGGTGGAATTTGGTGAAGCCCAGCATTCTGAACATGGGGATAGCACGCAGAAGCACGGTTGAGCCGCCGGGAATGCCCCATGACACGCCTTCGTGCTTATCCAGAATGTCCTTGATGGATTCAGCCGTGGTGTGCCACAGCCAGGTTCGGTCCTTTGGTAGCCCTTCCAGCACAGATGGATCGCACTGGCTGGCAATGAAGTAGTTGCAGCCTTCCTCGACTGGGCGCGTGAACCGGTCATTGAACGGCCTGGCGTCAACCACCACCTGATTGACGGGTAGCAGGTCATTCTGCCGGCACCACTGGTAGGCACCGTTCAGCGTGATGATCTTCACGCCTTCCGCCTTGAGGCGGCGAATATCCTCCAGACTTCGACCCAGCGACGGTCCGCTGCCCAGAATCATCACCTCCGTATCGTTGGTGGCATGCGGCGACACCTGCTGCCAGCCTTGATTCATATTGTGCTCAACATTTGCGCGAACCTGCTCCATCGTGATGTTCAGCACGCCGACGTCCACCATGTCCTTGCCCTTGATCCAGCCGGAGACGTAGAACAGGCAGCTGTCGCCTTCGTCCTTCGACCAATGGAACACGCAGCCCAGCTGGGTGAACAGGTCGTGCCACCAGGCATAGGGATGCACGGACAGGTGCAGCGGCTCGCCGATCAGGGCACCGCAGACGTCATCAACACAGCTGATCTGGAAAAACACATGCTGGGCACTGCGCAAGATGTTGCCGACCACCGTCGTCACTTGGCTTGGCTCGATGTGCTCCATCACATCAGTGCAGTACCCGTACTCAGCCACATGCGGCACGGACTTACGCAGATCCTGCTTGGCAAAGCTCAGCACATGCGCCTGAGTAGTTAGCGCATTGCGCACGTCCTCGTCCAAGCAGTTGGTGGCGAAGTCCAGCATCTTCACCTTCATGCCCATAATCGCCAACATCAGCGCGCCGCGACCCGTGCCAGCGCCAAAGTCGATGACCTCGCTGCCAGCCTTGGGTTTGGCGATGTCCATGAAGCGTGAAGCAATGCCTTCGCCAGGCGCTACAGCGCGGTACTGCTCGAACTGCCACATCTTTTCGTACTTGATGCGCTCGGCGTCGGCAATCGTTGTGGTGTCGGCTTGTGCGGCAAGGGCGATCCCTGACACTTCTTCTGCCTCGCCTTCATAGGTCACGCGATGGCTAATCAGATTGCCCTCGCCATCATGGGTAATCTCAATGGTGTCGCCATTGGACAGCGGCTGAACGTGAGATAGATCAATGACTGTCCTTGATTGACCCTGCGGGTTATCGGCATCGGTTGGCGGCGAATTGGCAATCTTGCGCGCTTCGCGGTTGGCATTGATAAGCCCGACCGCATGCTTGTTTGCCTCCAGTGGAGGGCAATTCACGCTCTGCGCAGCCACGATTGACGCAAAGAACTCGGATTCCTCAGTACCCAGCGTTGCCTTGAACGCCTCGATCTTCCGCCACTGCTTGCGCGCCAGTTCCTCAGCCTCCCATGCCTGATCCTTTCTGGTTTGCTCAATGGTGCGCACCATGACAATCGGCGCGCTACCAGCTTGCGGTGGTGGAGCAATATTCTGCGCAGCACGATTCAGCATATCGGCGGCGCCTCTGTACATTTCAGCATCCTGAAACGTCTGCTTGAATTGGATCGGCGTGACCTTGATGTCTTGCATATATCAACCCTCGATTTGCTGTGGCTGTTGCTGAACAGGAGGCGGCTGATTGGCCAGTTCTGCTGCCTGTTCTTGTTCTTCGACTGCCTGTGCGGTCGAAGCGTGACGGGAAAGCTCCGGCGCCAGGCTGGACTCTACCTTGATCGCATCGGCCTGCACCAGCGTGAGCTCAGTCTTGGCATCGTTGAGCGGTACTTTCGACTCCAGCTCGGCAGCCGTTGCTGCTTCGATGCGCTGCTGAATCTGTTTCTGGCGTTGCGCTTCCTGCTGCTTGGCCTGAAATTCCGCCAATTCTTCTTCGTCCATATCCTCTTGCGGCTTGGAACCAATGCCCAACGTATCACGCAGACGCTTCAAGATTTCCTGCTTGTCAGGGATGTCAGAGGCGTTGATCACGATGTCGATCACGGCCATCTGAACCTGTTCTGGCAGTGTGGCCACCATCTTGGTCAGTTCCATGAACTGCTGCATGCGGTACGTCGGCGTCTGTGGCAAGTCGGCCAGCACCACCGACATCTGCATGCGGGTGATATCGTTGTTCAGATAAGTGCGGTTTGTAACCGGATCGGTCTTTTTCTGGTTGAACTTGACCCGCTTATAGGCACCGAACTGCTGCACCTTGACCGATTCTTCCTTGCCGGCCATATCGAACGAAATCAGCGCCAGCAGACGATTGCCCACCAACATGCGCGCCACGCCGTAATTGTCATTGATTTTAGCCAGGGTAGTAGTGCCCTGCTCGATCAGCTGCGAGATAGCAATACCAGAGTCGGCAGAGCCATCCTTCTTGCCCAGTTGCGAGGCATACACACCAGCAGCGTCCTGCAAACTCTGCTTGCTGTCCTGATAGACATCGAACTGCTGGGCGGTCAAGCCCGTATTGTCCTCGATGTGAATTCGATCTGTGACCTTGTACTTGCCTTTCATCGTGTTGACGGAGGCGTACATGTCTGGACGGGCGACCTCATCCTTGAATTTGTCGTGATCTGCCACGGCGTCCTCATCGACAAACACCCGGCGGGCAGATAACTGCCACAACATCTTGGCTCGGCGTGCATTCACTTCGTCTTGAAGTGGCTTCATCGCTCGGATCATGCCGTAAGGGGTGCCGGTACGGTCTTCACGAAATCCCCAGAATGGCACGTAGGGGAATTCCTGATGCGGATACGGGGTTTCCATGTCGGCCAGGCGGTGAGGCCCAACCCAGTACGACATGCGCATCTTGGGGATAACCACGGCCTCAATGTTGGCCATGCCTGCATTGACGGCAGCCAGTTGCACGGGATTTTGGTCATCAAATTCCTTGACCTGCCCATTCTTGAACCGAACGATGAACCCGCGCGAGTAGGTGCGATACCAGACTTCGTAGATGCAGATTCGCTTACGCAGGCTGTCGCGCCATTCCTCCTCCTGCCACGCGAAGTTCCTCTCATGATCCAGGTCGATGTAGAGGGGGGCTGCGGTATCCAGTTGCGATGGGTCGAAATTCGACCAACCGCGTAGTGCGCCCTTAATCAGTGCTTCGTGCTGCGGGAAATACGCACAAGCCACATCCTCGTCGTACCATTTACGACGAACCAGATACCGCGCCTTCGCCAAACCTGGGTCATTGTCGTGCCAGTCCCACCATATTTCACGGCGATGCACGAACTGACATGAATATCGGTAACCGAATGGGTCTTGCTTGTTGTAGCCCACCTCAACCCAGCCCAACCCGACCTTGATCTGGTTGTCGTAGGCGTCAGCGTTGGCCCTATCGGCACCGGACATCCGTTCAGCTTCTTTCAGCTTCTGGCTCATGGCCAGGGCAGCATCTTCATACTGGTCTAGCTCAGGCTTTACCACCCAATCCGTGCGGGTTTTGGCTTCAAGGCCCAGCACCATGTTGATGGTCGGCGCGATCAGGTTGACCACGATGGGTGGAATACCGCGAGTCTTCATCTCTTGAAGCGTTTCGGCGTCGTACTGATTGGAGTCGTAGTAATCAGCTTCGACATCAGCCCGTCCACGCCAGGGTGGCTGGACGATAATCTCGTTGATGAAGCCATTCATCTGCTCGAACGACATGGCACCGTTCTTGGTTTCAGCCGATGCATGATCCGTGCCCCAGGTATTGGTATAAGACGAGACATCCAGCGCGCCACTGGCTGCATACTTGCTGGGCTTCACAGTCTTGCACTCCGATTGATGCGCTTCAAAACCTCTTTCAGGCTGATGGGCAGCGGCTTCTTGAGCCAGAGCTTAACGGAGAGCGGAATGCGGATCACATCGCTCTCCAGTTAATTGGTCGGCGAGGATCAGGGACGGAGCCGACAATTTGCCGCTCAGGGTCTTTCGACTTGACGAAGTATGCGAAGGTCAGCACCAGTGACTCCAGCAGGTCGGGCGACGGCAGGGAGCGCGGCGGCTTGCACATGGTCTGTTTGGACTCTGGCTGCACTCTGCCTGCATTGTCGTATCGAAACTGCGGATTCGTCAAATCTGTCTGCAAGTCGTCCCGATCATCGATCTGCACCGGCAGGTCTTGCTCCAGCCATTCCTTGGCGCGACCGTACATTTCCTCGCGCTTGTTGGTGTAGCGGTCGTCATCATCCGGGGAGCCGCCGAAGTCTACGGGGATGACCTGACAACCCAGCTCATGCTGGTTTTCCATCAGCGGATCAACGATGCCAGCGCCAGGGCCGCCTTGATCCACGAACACATACTCGGGCCGCTCCTGCTTAATCAGCATAATCACCCGACCCAAACTGACATTCGTTCGCTCCCCGCGCCATTCCCCCACATGCCGGGCCCGCCGCCCCTGCCGAACACACACCGAGAACCGATCCCCGCCAATATGAGAAGGGTCAATGCCCATGATCTTGGCGCCATAGGGAACCTCAACCCGTGACTTTCGCGCGCGCACCACGTACATGGCGCTGAAATAGCTACCAGCGGTCGCAGTGCGGAATGCATCCTCTGGAATGGTTGGGTACTGCGAGCAAAACTTGACCTCGCCACGCTCACCCCCGCCCATTTCGTTGATCTTGAGCGCACGGAATGCCATTTGTTCATCTGACAGCCCCATGACCTCCTGCATCAGCTCCTCATCAGGCGTCAGGATCATGCTGTCAGGGACGCGCGCCTGATATTCAGGGAACCAAAACCAGGGGACGAACAAAAACCAGTAATCACTGTTGCATTTGCGGGCATCCATGGACATGCGGTGGAATTCATTACCCATACCAACCGCAGTTGATTCCACGAACACCTTGGTGCCCTTGCCGCCGGTTGGCACGGTTTGGAAGATACCGTTTAAATGGTCGTTTGCGTTGTCCCACAGGGCGAATTCAGAGGCATGAAGGAACTGCGTGGTCTCACCGTGGCCCACATTCTTTGAGCCCGCCGTACCAACGCTGTACATGGAGTCGCGTTTATCGAATTTGAGCGAGGTAGCTGAACCGCCGGTTGAATAAGGCCGGAACCGTGGGTCCATCAAGTCATTGAATCGCTTTGTCATCGCAAACAGCGCAGAAGTCGTGCTCTGCAAATGCGACATGATGAATGCCTTACTGCCACGCGGACCGCAGGTCATGTCTCTGTAAGCCATAGCCTGAATTAAGGTTGACCCCCCCCATTGCCTGGCTTTCAGCAAAACCGTGCGCACATAACCACGCAACTGCATCTGTGCTTCCGTGTGCTCAAGCAGTTTCATCTGCCCTGCATTCAGTTCAAATGGCTGAATGCCATCCTGCTTGGTTCGTATCTTCAAGTACTTCTTTGCATACACCGGGAACGGCAGGTTGAGAAACTCCGTTACCTCTCGCATCCGTGCCCGGCGCGCGTCTTGGCCTGGAATGAGGGTGTATTCCTCGGCGCTCACCGATTCGTATCCTCGAACAACTTGAGCTTGCCGTTTTCCAGAATGCCCAACGCCTCGAAGGTGCTGGTGTTGAAGCAATGAAAGCGTGTGTAGGTGACGTGAGACTTCGATGTCTTGCGATCCTCTACATACACGATCACGAATTTCTGGAAGTCTTCTGGGTGCTTCTCGGCAACCTGAGCAAGCTCATACAAACGCTCTGCCGGTGTGGCATTTGCCTTCCACACCGGCAGGAAGGAGACGGAAGAGGTCATTGCTTGTTACCACGCATCCGGCATTCAGTGTTGGCGGCATAAACGACTTTGCCAAGCGCTTCGGCGTTATCGGTTGTCACTAACAGAAGCTGCGCACCTTCGGCCAGTGCGCACTGCTTGTAGGTGTACCCAGATTGCTTCAGATGGCGCTCAAAGATGAGAGCCTTCCAGTCATCAATAGCTATTCCGACTTCCATATCATTCCACCGCTGGCTTACTCAGCAATGGCGACAACAACTCCCAATCCTCGGCCAGCATATCCGTCTGTGAGGCCAGCCAGCCCATGAGGATTTCGCCGGTTGCGGTCTTCATAGTCAGGCAGGGCAGAACGGTCGCCCGATAGCCTTGGGTAATTGCGTATTCCTTGTTTGCACCAGACCAAAAGCGTTCAGCTGGTAGCGCCAATACCCCCGGTGAGTAGGCAATCCACATACCTTTGCCGTTCCAGCCTGCCCGCGCTGCCCGATGATGCGAATCGGCTTTGAGCCAGGCAAGCGCTTCACCAAAATTAACAAGGATGTTCATTCGCCACCCAATCGAGTTGCTTCGCTTGCTGGCCGGTCACCGATCATCTCCATGCCAGCGCCGAGCACAGGCACGTTCACGCTCTCCGTGTAATGATCCAGTGGGTTTGCCCCACCGGCAGGACGACATGGAATCTCCGCAATCGGCACGCCGCGTTCATCAAGCTGATGCTGCTCTGGATTGTGCAGTATGACGTTGGCGTGCTGGGAAATGACCTGCTCGGTCTTCGCCGCCTGTCCAAGCTGATAGGGCATCCACCGGCAGTATTGACTGCCAGCATCAAGCGGCACCACATCATCTTGCATCAGTGGCACGCGCTGCCGGCTGAACTGATGGCCGCACGAGTCGAAGATGGCCAGATTCACGGTACCATCTGCGTTCACCTTGCAGATGAAGGCGGTCAGCAACTGCCCAGCGTCAGGATGATCTGCCGCTGGGTGATAGTGGATCGTGCGGCCTACGGTCGGTTCAATGCGCATACGGAATACCTCTCTGGTTTAAAAAAGATCAGCACGCGCAGTGTATATCAACTCAGATGAGCAATACGACGCTGCGCCTCGTCCACTACATCGTCGAACTGTACGCCGTCCCGGTTGGATTCCTCGTTGAGACCATACGCAGTGCGCTCGGCATCGATATACGTGACCTGTGTTTGGCTTAAATCTCGCAGCATGCCGATGCGTTTGCCCAGGAAAGCCAGCTTTTCCTTCGGATTCACCGGCCCGATGTGGGCGCGCAGGTGTGCAGCAAGCTCGGGATTGGTCTTTTCGACGACGTTGGCCAGCGAATCTATGGCTCCCTGATCCACCTCCGGTGGCTGAATCTCCTCCAGCTCGACCAGCATGCGGTCGGCGAGGGTTCGGCCACGACCCAGCCCTTGGTGGTGGTGACGAATCACACCGGCCACCATCTGGTTGTAGGCCGACATCTGCTGGTCTTCATCGACGAATGAGCCGCCTGGATCAGACTTGGGTGCCGACTGATTCACCACCTCGCGCAGTGTTCCATCCTTGATTTTCGCCTGGATGCTCTTGCGATCTCCCCAGCCATGCCGGGCAGCCAAGGCAACCACGGCATCCGAATCGCCCAGCCCGTGCTTGATGCGGATCAGCGTGGGCGACAGCAGGCCGTCTTTCCAATCTCGTTCGATGGCTCGGAGTACGTCAGCGTCCACTAAATCAGCCTCGTTTGTACTTTTTGCACGCCTTGAGAGTCACAGCCGCAGTTTCCGGCTGCCTCAATTGTACTAAATATAGATGCCCCGACTTTGATCCAGTCGGGGCACCATCCAAGTCACGGCGCTTGGTGCCGATTAGCCACGGCGCGGACATGAATCAGTGAGGGCGCGCCTGCCAATACTCGCCGGTTATTCGGGAAACCAGAGAACCGGGCCACCTATGCGAGTATCCGCCCAGCCGTTACGGTGGCCAGCCGTCCATCAATCATCATTTGCCGCGCGGTCGTGATCTATCAGCCACACCACCAAATAAACCAAATAATGCGTCATTGCTTCGCTTGGGTGCTTCTCCAGCTGGAAGCTGAAGCGCCCAACGTTCAGCGTCGAAAACGCGCGCAGTCTCGGCACGATCATCATCATAATATGAGGTCTGCCAGCCTCATCGCACCATCAAATCAACGGCCAGACAGAACCAGCCAGCGATGGCAAATCCTACAGCAAGTCCGCGTGTAAATCGCAAATGATCCATCTGCGCACCGATGCGCTGGATCAAGTCGAGCCGTGGATCAGTTGAATCAGTGCGCATCAGTGACTCCTATTGCTCGGATCAACAACAACATCAACCGCTACGCCCAGCGCAGCAGAAACCTCAGCAGGTGTGACCTCGCGGCCCTCTATGTCGGCCCGATGTTTCAGCTCGTGCATGGTTTCCAGATTGTTCACGGCCTCTGCGAATGCAATCAGCGCCATCGCCATGTCGCCAGCCTCTGCGTCCAGGGCGAATGAGCCAATCACGCCGCAGCCGCAGGGCAGGCTGAATGTCAGCGCATCGCGGCCATCAATTTGGGTAAGTTTCAGCATTGTGCATATCCTGTGGATAAGTTGTGGATAACTAATCAAACCAAGTTGGCGGCATTCATCTCCCGCTTTGATCTGATCTGTGCGCTCGTTAAAGGCTTCTTGACCGCAACAGCATCAGCCACGCGCGCATCACAAGCCCGCTCTATCAACTCTCTCAAATCTCTCACCACGTCCCATCGAATACTTTTAGAACTCAACTCAGTGAACAAGGATGCCGCGAAATTACGCCCGGCAGTGACGTAATCCTTCTCTCCCATCGAATGCCTACCGCGCTTCCTGTACTGATTCGCGATCTTTTCAGCAGATTTTTGCGCGATGGTGATTCCCAGGTACGGAAGTGACTCAAAGTCAGCCTCTGGTACTTGTACTCTTGATCGTTTTCCCAAGCTCATGATATTAAAAGCATTTGTGCGTTACCTAAGAATACAAGTATCAGTTGGCATTTTGCGAGTTGAAATATACACCTTTTACAGCGTCCTTATACAAGAGTATTGAAATATAGAGTAATAAAAGCTTGACTCTTGAATATAGAGTACTTTAAACTTCATTCCACTGGCTCGCAACCAGTCCATTTTAACTCACCAAATGAGGGCTTAGAGCCATGAATCTTCAAGCGAATTCAGAGTTATCCACAGGCTGCGAGTCGTTCGTACCTGCGCGCGAGCAGTCGTTTGCGTCGGTTGTGCGCAAAGATCGACAGCGACAGGGTGATTGGGTTGGTAAAACAGAGTGGCTGTTCAGTGAGCGGCCTGCCTTAGAAGGCGATGAGCCGGGCGAATGGGTCATTGAGTTGCGCACTGCGAAAGGATCGCGCGGGATTGTGCACAGTTGGCATGTGATGCAGTCGTACTCGGTTAATGGTGTTGGGTACATGCGATCCACGTTCGGCGACTTCTCGCACCGTGAACACGCAACAGGCGGAGCCACAAGAGCCACCAGCAAAGCGATTGCCGAAGCCCATACCATCGCTGTGCAGCAGATCGAGCGCATTGCAGCGGCTGCGGTGGCGTTCTACAGCGCCAAGCGGAAGGATTAACAGCCCAGCGGTGTTGCGCCTTCGCCTGAGGGCGCAATCCGGTGAGTTGTTACCAATCTCAATACATGAGGATCGAGCCATGAAATCGCAATCGCAAACCATCATCAATCTCTCTGGCGAGCACGAGCGCGTGACGCTGCCGCAACCTGAATACTCAGCATCGAAATCTGGCCAGGAGGATTTTGGCACTGGGGTTTGGCTGACCGGCATCTGGCGTGGTCCACGCACTGGCAGGATGTTTGTGCGCACCTACAGCATCTGGGCCAGCTCTCGCAATGACGGATCGAATGTCGGCAGCCGAACCATTGAGGTGGATGAATCTGGCTATCTGCGTGCCTGCGATGTTGCTGGGATTGAGCCACGCACGGAGGCCGTAGAGGTCTGACGTTCCCCGTGAATCTCCTGAAAAATCTCATAACTTGAGGGCTTAGAGCCATGACAACACAAACATTTAGAGCCGCGCACGAAGGCGGTTACATCCTCAATGCCAGAGGCGAATTTGTCGCCCAGGCTATTATCTGCGAGGCCGACTACCCGCACGATCAGGCCCGCGAGACTGCCCGCATAGACGCCGCAGGCCAATTGGCGACGTTGCTCAATGCTGGCCAAGCTGTTGCCAGCGCGGATGGTGACGCATGAGCCGGGGCCACAACATCCAAGGCTTTGACTACCGCAAGGGACATACCGTTGCCATGCCGATCAATGACTGGCGTCAGGTGCTCCGGGAAGTCATGCAGCAGGGCGGGTCGCGCCGGGTTGAATCCGGTGAGACTTTCATCAAGAACAAGGCTGGCGAGCTGGTCGCTGAGGCTTATCAGGTTATTGGGGTGCAACCATGAAACCTGACATATTCCAGCACAACAATTGCCTGCAAGCTTGCTTCAAGCACCGCGAACAGATGACAGATCACGAACTGGTGATCCTCAGCCGCGTGGCCGGTGCCTATGCCTGCAACGAGCATGAGTCTGGCGATGCAATTCGCGAGGCGGAGGCAATTTGCAACAAGTTCGCCTGCCTGGATCAAATAAGGCGCAATGATGCCAAGAAAGTGGCCATTGATGCGTTTGTTGGCCCAGTGCGGCTCAACCGATTCGGCCAATATCACGGCGGCTGCCACCCAGCCGTGCGTCACTTGAAAGTCTGAGTGGTGCAATCATGAATAGCTACGTTGTTACTTGGGAAATTGATCTTGAGGCTGAAACGCCAGAAGACGCTGCGCGGCAAGCCCGAGCGGCGCAAACCCGCCCGGACACCCTCGCTACGGTGTTTACGGTTACTGATGTGGATGGTAATCAGACTCAGGTTGACCTGACTGAATTGGATGAGTTGGAGACACGGCCATGAAAATTACCATCCGCAAACCCACGGGAGTGGATGTAACTCACCTAAAAGTGAGCTTGCCTATCCGATATGGAACAGAGGATATTCCAGACGATTTTCCGTTTCGCAAGGGGAATCGCTGGGAAGCCCTGATTGATGTCGATGCCGGTGCCATCATTGGTTGGCCGCAAGGTCGGGATGGCGAGCTGACCATGAAGGTGGTGGACGAGGGCTGCTACACGCTACTAGATGCGGGCGGTGAAACAATCCTTGCGCTGATCGGCGAATACGTTCCGCATGCCCTAATTCCAGGGGAGTACGGGGATTACGTGCAGCTGGTCATTGACGCGACTGGCCGCATCACCAACTGGGCGCCTAATCCAGCCAACGTGGCAAAATTGATTGAGGGAGATCAATCATGAGCCGAAAACGTAAAATTGAATCAAAGCTCCGCACGATAGGGCGCTACATGCGACTTTGCCGACGTTTGGATGCGCGAGTGCAGGTCGCTAAAAATGAGGCGATACACCATGAAATTCACTGACAATGACCGCCCAAGTCATTCACCTTGGGGCCATATCCATGGCTGCGAGAACGTCGCAACTGGCATCTGGCGCGTGGACACTGCATCGCATGGTGGTTATTACTTGAGCATTGAGCGCATTGCTACCATGCCCAAGCCGCTGCGTGACTATGTGCCGTTCGTGGCCCGGAATGGCTCCGGCACCAGCCACTGGTTTGAAGAGGATGTGGATTGGTGCATTGTGTGCTTGGCCTATCCGGGCGACTTCACGCGCAAAATGCCGGTGGATGAGAAGCTGCGCGTGGAGAACATCGCTCGTCGTACTGCTCTCACCATCAACGATCCTGCATTGCAGCAATGGCTGCTCAATAACTAACCCGTTTTTTTTCAACACAAGGTATCAATCATGTCTTCACGCATTCTCGCACTTGCCATCGCTTCTATGCTTTCAGTCTCAGCGATGGCCACCAATCAACCACAAGGGGACCAACATGACAGCCATGCAAATAGCAGCAGCGCTGCAAAGTCCAACGCTCACGCCAACAGCAAGAGCCAATCTACTGCGGGCGCTGCGTCGGACTCGAACGCATCTGCAACTGGCGGTGCCGGAGGCCACGCAGAGCAAACGGCTACGGGCGGCGATGCGTCCCTCACCAGCTCCAACACTGCCACCAATTCAAACGCTGTTACCGCTCACGGGGGCGACGTGGGTGACACCACGACGGGTAATCAGTCCATCGCAGTTCAGGAAGCTCGCCAAACTCCTTGGGTGATCCTGCCCAGTATCTTCGCCAATGACTGTGGCAGCGGTGTCAATGCCGGCGGCTCCAAGGTGGGCGGCGCTGGCGCGTTCGGGTTCACCTGGACGACCGACAAGTGCTACGACTTCAAGAATGGCACCAATTTCGTGGCCATTGGAGCCATCGAGGAAGCCTGCGTGTTGTGGGTGGACGTGAATCGCAAGGCATTCAAGCGCCAGAAGTACACGCCTGACTGCAAGGCCATCGCCCTGCGCGTCTACGAGGGCCAGCGTGTTGCGCAGACTCCGCCCCCGGTGGATGCCAAGCCCGATCCGCAGTACGTGCGCCGCGACGAACTGCTAACCCTGCTGAAAGACCGCGATGACAGAATTCTGAGGCAGGCAGTGTCGAAATAGGTTTGTTCCCTGCTGGCTTGCAGACCAGCAGGGGCATTGATTTAACGAGGTGATGGAATGCTGAAATACGATGACATCCTGAAGCAGCACCTTGTCGTGCTGGGTAAGACCGGGGCTGGTAAAAGCAGCGTGCTCCGCGTCTTGGTCGAGCGGCTGCTTGATGCGCAGAAACCAGTGTGCATCTTGGACCCCAAGGGAGATTGGCACGGACTGCGGGCAGGCGCGAATGGGACCGAATGGGGATACCCAGTCGTGATCTTCGGCGGTGATCATGCTGATGTGCCCATCTCTCCGCAGGCTGGAAACGAGATTGCGGAGCTGGTGGGCACTGGCAATCGGTCCTGCATCATCGACATGCGCGGCTGGATGGTTAGTGACCGAACCAAGTTCTTCACAGACTTCGCTCATACGCTGTTCCGCACCACGCGCGGATCGCGCTATCTGGTGATGGACGAGGTTCACAACTTCGCCCCACAGGGCAAGGTGCTGGACCCGTCAGCTGGCAAGATGCTGCATTGGGCCAATCGCTTGGCCAGCGAGGGCCGAGGATTGGGATTGACAATCCTCTCTGCTTCACAGCGACCGCAGAAAGTGCATAAAGACTTTCTGACCTGTGCTGAAACCTTGATTGCCATGAAGGTAATCCACAAGCTCGACCGCGACGCAATCAAAGACTGGATCGATGGCTGTGCCGACATCACCATGGGCAAGCAGGTACTGACCGAGCTGGCCAGCCTGGCGCGCGGGCAGGCGTGGGTATGGAGTCCAGAAGCGGGTATTGGACCTGTGAAATTCCAGTTTCCCAAATTCAAAACCTACGACTCGTTCAGCCCCAGCACCGTGGACGACGTGACGGCGTTGCCTGGCTGGACCAGTGTGGACCTGGATGCGGTATCTGAGCGACTGGCGACCGTTACAGCCGAACACCACGCCAATGACCCAAAGGCGCTGAAGGCGCGCATTGCCGAGCTGGAACGCAAGAATCCCTTGACGGTTGATCGGCTGGCCGCTACTGCCGCCTATGACGCTGGCCGCATTGCGGGTTATGGCGAGGGTAGAAAGTCTGGCTACAACGGCGGCTGGTTCGCGTGCAAGCGCCGATTCATTGATTCCCTCAATGACGTAGTGCAGGACCTGGACTCACTGGAGCCGACAGATGTATCTGACATGAGCCGCCCAGCGCTACAGGATGAATTCAACAAAATGCGCACCAAGGCCTTGGAATCATTGGTTGCGCGCGGCACAGCGGAGTTTGAAGCCATCAATCGAAAGATGGCCCGCAATAAAATTGCGGCAGACTCAACGCTCTCCCCCTCTGCCCGCAAGATCGTGGACTGCATCCATCGCGCTCATCCGGTGTCGATGTCATTCGATGCTGCTGCGCGCCGGGCTGGTATCAGTAAAAAGTCGAGCGCATACGGAAAATATATGCGGGAAGTCGCCGATTGCGACGAGCTTGAGTCCAGCCCAGGTAGTGGGCGGTATCGCAGCAAGAAAGGCTTTGAAATTGGCGGCCCAGAGCCAGACAGCTTGCAACAATGGGTTGATCGCTTGCCACCAAACTGTGGCCGGATGCTATCCGCGATCAGCATCCACGCGCCCATCGGCAAAGACCGATTGGCTGACATTACTGGCATCAGCCCCACCAGCAGTGGCCTTGGATCTGGCCTGAAAGAGCTGCTGAACCTTGAACTGATCATCAAAGACGGCGATAGCTACCGACTGGCGGAGGGACTATGACCGAACCACTTGAACCAGTACCCTTGCAGCCACCGCCTGGCCGGCTGCCGGGTGACGATCTGACCGGCGCCACCACGCCGCCAGTCCTACCCATGGTGACCATCTGTCGGCATTGTGGGCGAGATTTTCCAACCACCACAGAGAACATTGGCTGCTACGTTTGCTGGAGGTGCAAGTGAAAACATGTCCATTCTGCGGGTGCCTGCCGACTGAAAACAGCCTGAATGATGCGCGCGTTCAGCATCACATGCTGTACATCAGGTGCATCAATGACCTGTGCCCAGCCAAACCAGCAGTAGGCATTCAGCAGCTTGGCCCGTCGATTCGTTGCGCAGTGGCACCAGAAGAAAAGCTACTCACTTTTGATGAGCTGCGGGCCGCTGTTTTGGCACTATGGGACACACGAGCATGACCGACCTCACCATCTGCCCCTACTGCCATGGCCGCGCCGTATTCCGCAAGTTCGGCCAGCCGCTGTACCCATACAGCCGTGAGTTTGGGCCGGTGTGGGTGTGCCCTACAGACTTCGCCTATGTCGGATCGCATCCGAATGGCTTGCCGCTGGGCAGGTTGGCAGACAAGCCCTTGCGTGATGCCAAGATTGAGGCCCACAGAGCATTCGACCCACTGTGGAAGGATTGGGATGTGGCGTACCCTGACCTCAAGACGGGCAGCGCCAAGGTGCGTCGCACCATGAAGGGCCGGGCCTATGCCTGGCTGGCTGAAAAGATGGGGCTGAGTATTGAGGATACCCATATTGGTCATTTCGGAATCGATCAATGCTATCAGGTGGTGGACATCATTGATCGACTCAGGCCGACAGCGGCCACGGTACGGGCATGGGCAGAGGCGCGCAAAAATGTCGCGTAAGAAAGAAGATCAGCTGCGAATTGATAAGATACACGACCTGCCGTGCGTAGCCTGCGCATCCATGAAAGTCAGTCAGCCATTCAACACGGAGGCGCACCACATTGTTAGTCATGGATACAGAAGGCTGTCCGGTGGCGATCAAAGCACCATACCCCTTGACGCATGGCACCATCGCGGGATTTGCCTGCCAGGCACTAATGCCCGTCAAATGGCAGAAAAATATGGACCTTCCCTTGCATTAAGCAAGCGCGAGTTTGTCAAAGTGTTTGGCACAGAACTTGAGCTACTCGACAAAACAAATGGTGATCTTCTATATACATAACCTGATGTTCAGACTGCGCCCATGGCAGCGCATACCCGTTGCGCCAATTTCCGGCGAGATATTGCAGAGATGGGAACCGCTGTACCGCGATTGGTCGCGGTTTGAAGTACCTGCTTATTTGCGTGTTGAGAGCAAACAACCACTGTCATCGCTTCTGCGGCGGCAGGCATCCTAGAATATCGACATGAGCGAAACTAATCATACGCGCGGTTACCCGAACGGCATAATCGATATGCGGAAGCATATCGACGAGTTACAGACCACGGTCGAGCGCCAGCGCAACGAGCGAAAGGCCATGACAAACGCAGAACGAATCCAAGTGGAAATTAAGTTCTTCGAGAGTTCGGTAGAGATGCTGAATGCTGTCGGGTTTGGACACTTGCCCGAACAAATTACCCTCGCCGCCCTGCGCGTGTGTTTGGCGCTGGATGTTTCGCAGGCGCATACGGATACAGCTTCACTTGAGCTCATTAAAAACCAGCACGAGCTTGAGGTGTGGGATGAAGAAGGTAAAAGACTAGATCACCTGCTTACCGTTGCTAAAGCCGAACTCATGAAGGTGCTGTCATGACCAGCTATTCATCAAGGCCGCCGCGCGTAAAAGTGGATTTGAGGGAGGGCTCAAGCGTGATCGTAACGAACAAGGCGCGCCCTAGGGCATTTGCTGCCGAAATTATGGCAGCTGCTGAAGAGAAGCGGCAGCGTAAAAACAAGCGTCGATTGGAGTTAAAGAAATGACCAACGCAGAACGAATTCAGGCGGAGATTGGTTACGCCGAACGCGCAATGAATTCAATGCGCGATGTCGGATACGAATGCCGTCCAGAACGAATCGGACTTGCCGCCATGCGCGTGTGCAAGGCGCTTGAAGAAATGTATGCGCATCGCCGCATGCCTATGCCAGAAAACAGGGAATTGTGGCAAAAATGGACGCGCAACGCCATTACGCTGGATGAAGCTATTTTAGAAGCCAGAGCCGAACTGATGAAGGTGCTGCTATGAGTACTGCAAGCGCATATGCAAAGATACTTAATAGGCTGTACGAAATGCAGCAGGCTCCATATTACGCAACAGCGCGCAATGATCTTGCATTAGCTGAATCAACCATAGCAAGCCTCGAAGCAGAAGTTTTACAATGGAAGCGCGAGCTGGAGATTTACCAGACCACCGAGTCGGCCGAGGTTGAGCGGCTTGAGCCATTAACTGATGAGCGTTCATGTTCTTGTGGATACGGCTGTCCACCGTTCTGTGGCTGTCGGTACGACGACGAAGTTGAATTGAAAGCCGCAAAGCACGAGCGCGACTATTACGAACGAAAAGCAAAACACCTCGCCGCAAAGCTGATGGAGGCGAAGGCATGGCGGGAGAGCATCCTGTCCGGCTACAACGGCAGTGAAGCGCAAATGAGCGCTGACCATCCATCACCGGAGCTGATTGCCTTCCGCGAAGACGACGGCGATATGAATATTGAGGTCTTCATTGACCACGATAATACGGTGTCAATTTCCGTTCGCCCGGACGGTGCGTTCAATTGGGCGGGCAGCATAAATGGTGTCAGCCAGCACGCCTATGATCCACCATCTGATCTTGGCCGCTTGCTATTCAAGCTGATCGATAAAGGAGCTACTCATGACTGATCCAATAAGCAACGAGCGGCTGGATGAGCTGATTTTAGACTTCACGACAGAGGAGGAGTTCGACTGTTTTATAGATGCAATAGCCGCCCTACACGAACTGAAGGCGCTGCGTGAACAGTACACACAGTTAATAGAGATATGGCATGGCGGTAGAAAGGTATCAATCTATCCTAATACCGTAATTCGAGTGTGGGGCGTCAATTTCGAAACAGAAATGAGTGATGAGCCGCGAACGCTTGAGTCAACGCAGTCGGCTGTTGACTGGCTTTACTGCGTGCAGCAATCACCGGCCCAGGCCCTGTCGTCAAACGTCGCCTGTCACCTCGCCGCACGATTGATAGAGGCGGAGCAAAATGCCAGGCGATAGAGCCTTGTGCTTTCAGGCCAGTCAGCAGGGTCACTGTAAATCCTTCAGCATCTCCCTGCGCCGACTGATTGACTCCAGCAGCATTTCTTTCTTGTTGATGATGCCCGCCTTGTCAAGCTGATCCGTCAAAGCACCGATTGAGGCGGCCAGTGACATGTACAAACCCACGTCCCCATACTTCTCAAGCAACTTGCTGTCAATCTCGGCCACTTCCTCCATCAAAGCCTGCAATGACTTGCTGTGCTCTATCAGTTCTTGTGTCTTATCGCTCATTTCTGTACTCGCTGGATTGATAGAAGAAACGATTCGCCAAACATGCCTTGGGGCATATCCGACTCTGTGAATTCGTAATCTGACTTTAGCATCTTAGTGGCCACCGCCGTGATTTCCAAGTCGCGCCGCATCTCGCCGATGTGCTTGGTAAAGCCTGCAATGTAGGTGCCGCACAGCGTGTCAAAATGGTTCACCTTGCCATCTTTCGCCTTGACCTGCTTGCGCGTCTTTTCAATGTGGCCCAGCTTTTCGTTGGCGTCTTCAATGGCAAGCGCGATTTCTGTCGTCCGGTTAGATAAGCCATTAGTGAGCGCCTTGCGGACGTTTCCAAACCGCATCATCAATTTGTGATCGGTCAGCAGCTCAGACATTAAGGTCAGCAGCAATTCCAGCGCCATAGCCTCATCCGTTCTGGCAGAACCCGTTTCGCCTGTTGCGTCGTACCGGGCGCGTTTCTCTGGATCAAGCAGAATATCTTTCGCCTGATTGAGTTGCGACATCAGCTCAGCATCGCCATCTTCACGATCTGGATGTGCTTCTTTGGCCTTCTGCCGAAAAGCCTTCTTGATAGTGGCTTCGTCAGCGTCACGCGGAACATCTAAGAGGTCATACGGGTTCATTGTCAGCGACCTTAATCATGCTTGGCACAAATGGCTTGTGCTTCTTGTTAATCATCCGACCTTGTTCGGCTTTCGTCCACTGGTGCCCGCTGTAAAGCTCGCTAGCGATCCATACCTTCACCCACGGATTCCGCTGCCGATGCTTGCGGCGTTCAAACCGCCAGCGCTGAATCAATTTGGCGCGCCGGTATCGGTAATGCCAATAGGCAACACGACACCCGACCAAGCCGCCAGCAAGCGCTGCCAGCAGCCAGCCGAGGTAAGCAACTGTCCAGTCGTGGCTATCCATTCAGCGCCTTCCCATTCGGCCCGAGAATCTTTGCTTCTGGCGCGCGGTCACTGTTGTGGAATACCGGAGGCCAGTCCTTCACCCACAGGTTGAATGCCGCAATCTGCGAGTCATTACCACGCATGGAGCGTGGCGCACCGCCCAAGCCCTCATCTGGAAAGTGCAGATCCAGCAGGCTCTTTGGATCTGGCCAGTTACTCATGAACTTGTCCCTGTCAGCCAGACTGATAGACGTGTTTGGTTGCGTCGCATAAAAACGCAGCACCTCACCAAGACCAGGCTCTGCCTTCGCGAACCGCAGCACGTCCAGTGGCGTCAATTCGATGGCAAGCCAGTCCCCATCGGTTCTGTCTGCGAAGTACTCCACCGGCTGGCCACTGAGCGATGTCACCATCGTCTTGATACGTCTCGGCATCATGCCCAGCAACAATCGCTGAGGGCTGCCGCCCAGTATGTGGCGCTTGGCGATGTACTCCACATCGGCGGCGGTGCATTCAACGCCCAGCATATTTTTGCTCGCCGGGTCGATGACCATATCCTGAAAAACGCCCGCTTGGCGGACTTGAACCTTGATACGCATAGTTACCCTCTACGTCGCCGTCACATTGATTGTGAACGCTTCGTGAAAGCGCAGAATTGTCATCGTGTTTCCGGTCCTAAGCTCCTTGCTTCCATCATTTAGAGTAAGCAACGGGTTTCCGTTCTGATCAATTACATCTACCGAAAACCTAGCACGACCACGCACGGCTTTTTCAAGCTTGATAACCAGCCCATTCGCATAGATTGGCACCTTCCCGCGAACAAGAGCCCTCATCATCGCAGGAGAAAATTTTGTTGATCCGCTCATACTGACACCTCCCCATTCTCAATCCACCACGACTTGATGTTGTCGCCCAAGTCTGGCTTGCTCTTGAGCGTGCCCGTCACGATGACTGAAACGTCCGGGTGTTTATCGCTGAACCATTCCAGCATATCGAACAGCGCGTTTCTCGCATTCGGTGCCAGCACATCAAACCGATCAATCGCTACCAACTTGAGTGACCCGAGCGCCGCCAAGGCAAGCTGTATGGCCACGTCGGCACGCCACTTTGCAGACTCGCTCAGCATGTAGTACTTGCAGCCATCGCCACGGCTCAACGTCATGCTGCCATCCACCACAATCGGTAGTTGTTTCCACCGACCGCAAATCTGCATCAGCGTGGCATTGATCGGCCCGCAGGTACGCTGCACCAACTCGCTGGGGATGGATTCGGGTTTGTTACTCAGCAGATCGGCTGCCAGCGACCATTGAGCCGCCTCCACAGATAATGCATCTGCTTTCGTCTTGCGTTCACCCAGCGAGGCATGGTTTTGCTGATCGCTTTGCAGCTTGGCCAATGCCGACTTGGCGTGCTCGTAATCTTTGTTGGCGGTCTCAACGGCCTGCTGCGCCGCGATTACATTCTCTGGTGTAACAGGTTCCGCCCCATCAGCCGACTTTGCTACCTCCAGCTTCCGCTTTTCCTTGGTCTTGTCGGCCTGCACTTCGATCAGCGTTGACTCAATCTTGCGGATTTTCTTGGTTCTGGAATCAACCAGATCAGCGCGTAGCGATTTTGCTTCCTCCAGCTGCTCCATCAGCGTGTTCAGCGAAATCCCTTCGCGGCGCTTAGCGCCTTCGAGTTTCAGCAGGCTCACTTTGTCTTTTTCTGTATGAACCTTGAGCGGCAACCCACACCCGGGGCACTCCAGCGAAGCGGCAGCCATCTTGGCCTGCAAAATATCCGCTTGCAGCTTGGTCAGCTCGGCATCAACCGACTCCAGCTCGGCAGTCAACTTGGTGCGCAGCGTGATCAGTTCGTCGTTATAGGCATTCTCCACCTCTACCAGCGATTGCAGGTGCGTCTCAATGTCTTCAATCGACTCTAGCTGCTCGGCAGCGTCCTGCACCTCCACAGCATGGCTCAGCGCGCCTACTTTCTGGTTGGCTTGTGCAACCCTGTGTCGCGCGTCCTCAACATCGGCGCGCGCTGCCTCAAGCTGCGCTGGCTCCACAGGCCGGTATTGGTCGGCATCCGCAGGCTTCCAGTCAGTTGCCTTGACGCTGCCGTATTTCTCGCCCGTCACAGCCTCCCATGCACCCCGCCTTTCCAGGTAACGCTGCTGTGCGGTTTCGCAGGCGGTTTCAAAGCCACCGGCTTTAAGCAAAGGAAGGATGCGCGTCACCATTTCGGTCGTGATGCCCTTCTTTTCCAGCCGCTCACCGATGTACTTGGTGGTGGACTCAATACCGAAGGTCTTGGACATCATCTGCCGCAATTCTTTGGGATCAGCTTTGCCAAATTGTTCACGGCCCAGCTGAATATCCACCAGCAGATCGTGGTAATCCAGCGGTGCTGTGGTTTCTAGTTTGCCAGTCTTGATGTTGCGGGTTAAATCAAAGCCATCTTGAGCCAACTGCACAGAGCCTTTCTTCTTACCGCGAAACAGCAGCTCATCGAACTGGCCTTTGAGCCGCACGCGCGGGCTCAAGCCGCGATAACAGAACGCAATGGCCTCAACCAAGGAGCTTTTCCCGGCCTCGTTATCGCCGGTAAAGGCATGGATTCGATGACTTGTCAGGTCAAGATCGGCTTCTGCAATGCGCAGGAAGCCGTCAATAACAATTCGTTCAAGCATATCAATTCACTCCCAGTGCAGCACGCGCATCAGCCAGCACTTTTCGGCCCGCAGCAGTCAGCGTGTACCACTTTCTTGCACCCGCTTGACCGCTACCATCTTCCACATCAGGGTGGAAGTCCTTCATGTACTCAATCACTCCGCCTTTCTCCATGGTTTTAAGCACGGAGTAGATGCTGGTTAAATTTTTGACACCCGCAAGGCGGCACGTACCGAAAAATAGGGTCGGAGCCAGATCGACAAGCGCCTGTCCGTACTTCGGCCCGCTCTTTTCCAGCAACGTCAGGACTGTGATTATTTTTGGTGTAATGCGCATCGTTATTCACCCAGCTTGATAATCTTTCTTGCAATCCACACGGCTATTCTCTGATGCCATCTTGCACGATCACCAATGGCATGCAGATTAACTACAAACAGCCTATCAGGATGATCAAGTGGCGTACCAATCGCGGATCTAATTAACCCTCCCATGTAGATTTCCGCACCAACAGCACCTCTCTCAACCTGAGCGATATAAACCTTCAAAAGCGCCACTTCTTCTACTGAGAAGTTTCTGTCCCCAAACTTTGGTATCTCAATAAGAATCATCATGTATCTGCGTGGCCACGGCTGGGTTAGCCGACACCAGCAGTACCAAAGCGCAGAAACAATCTTATTCCACGCGGCCTCTAATTTTGACTGATAGATTTTCATGAAAAATTACTCAATGTTACGGGGGCGGCGCGCTGGCTGTTCTGGCTGGCTACCGGCCTCTTTCTTGTTCAGCTCCACCATACGGCGCGCCAAATGATCCAGCAGCAGCTCACGCTCATCATCGCTGTCGCGTAGCCTCACTTCGATGTTTTTCTTGATCGGCACCAATTCAGCTGTGCTAGTGCATTCCTTCATTTCATCGCGAAAGCTGGTGAATAGATCGGATGGAGGTGGCGAGCTATCTGGTTTTTTCTTATCAGGCGGGATTTCAGTATCTTGCCGCTCCTGCACCACTTCCTTGGTTGTCACTTCCTGTACAGGCTCTTGCTTGGCCTGCTTTGCTTCTGGCCTGTTCGGCTCATCCGGTTGAATCGGTTCGGTAACGTCCACGTAATCACCGCTCAGTGCATCGTCCAGGCTGATGTTCTGGCCAGTCGTTGATGCCGCATTGTCCAGGTCGCTGGCCATGGCCAATTCAACACTCTTCGGCATGTACTTGATGACTTGCAGCAACACTACCTTACGGGCATACATTTCAAAGTGAGCGAACGAATAATGCTTGTCACCCTGCTTGTTGTAGCGGTCGCGGTGCTTCTTGACCTTATTGACAGACCACACCTCAATCACTGGCCACTGAGCATCCTTGATCCTGCCGATGGCATACACGCACAGCAGGTCTTTCAGGTCTTGGTCGCTGTCGCCCGGCTTATGCTTAAGAAACGGGCTGTCGCCCAAGGCGTACTCGAATTCATCGCCCTTAAATACGGCGCCCGTCCATACCGACGCGCGGCCCGTGCGCGACACCAGATCCGCAAAACCCTGCCAACCAGGAATGAACTGGCAGGTTTCCTTGTACGGGACAAGATACCCCTGCCCCAATACGCCAGGCTCAAGCCCCAACTGTGATGCGATCACGATGGACGCGCAGATGGACTTTGGGTCGCACTTACCGAGATTCGGATTCTTGCGAAACTCGGTCAGCGCGATGCGCGTCATGCGATCAGCGTTCATGTGCTTGGGTAACGCATGGCCAATCTCGCCAGTCAGCTTCTTGAGCATGATCGGGAATGTGGTTAGCGCCTTGCTGGCATTTCCCTGCTGCTGGGCGCGTTGCAGGTCTTGCATGGATACGGGGGCATTCATTTGATTTTTACCTCTGTCTCAATAAAGAAAGAATGTGGGTCGCTAGATGCCCACTCATGCGGCATAGACCAATGAGGCCCAGCATGGTCATTGTGCAAATCGCAGCGGACATGATTGCTTCCAAAAGGCAGCCATCTGCCAACATAGCAAACCGACCGACACTGACGACTTTCATCCAGTTTGTACGCGCTCATTCCGCCTCCGCAGTCATGCGCCAGCGGCATTTCGACCAGGCTGGGCAGTAGCGTTCGGAACATAAAACGGATCGCGGATTCCCCACGAAAAGATCGTTCTTGAAATAGTCCGCAGCAATATCAATCATGCCTTTGTTCTGTTCATCGCCAATCAGCAGACTGTGCGGTGGCCTGCTCAGCGTCGCCACCTTCGGCTGATGTTTGCCTTTGGTTGGCAGCGCAATGATCTGAGCGGGCAGCAGGTGTGGTTTCTGCTCGGTAGCATCGCTCATGATCGTAATCAATTCGTAGGTGCCGATTTGTGCGGCTGACAGCGATACCTTCACATTGCCGCTCGCATCCACTAAGTTGGCCCCAGACTTCAAATCAGCCACGCCGATCTGATCGTCTACCACGCGCTCCCTGTCAATGTTGCCGGTGAATCGAAGTATTAAACCATTGGTCGCTTTCACATCCAGATGATTCAGCCTCACCTCAACCTTACTGAATGTGAATGAAGGGGCAATGTCGGCGCAGTAGGCGTTCGTCAGCCGGGCGGCGGTATCAATAGCCTCAGCAGGCCGACAATCATCCCACCTCACCTCATCGCGCGGATTGCGTACCGCATCAGCGGCAGCATCTACGGCGTCCTCCGCGCTGCCAGCGCCGCCCTCAAGCCTGGCCGTGTCGAATACAGCAGTACCGGCGTGAATGGCTGTACCGATCACAGAAGCAGAACCAGACGGCATGCGCATACCCAGCAGGTGCTCAGCCTTCCATTTTGCCGGACAATCCCAAAGACCGCTCAGCGAGCTGGCCCGGATAATCAAGTCTGGTTGGATTTCGTTGTCAAATTCCGGCATTCAATTAAGCACTCTTGATTTATGACTCTCTGTTGTAATAGTATTGATTCGAGAGTGATTAAACAAGAGGTCTTTGTGAAAATGTCTGCCGTGGAAAACAGCACTCAGATCGCCGCCGTCGGCTATGACCCGGCTATTCAGGAGCTTCACGTTTCCTTCAAGAACGGAGGCACCTACGCCTATGAGGGCGTACCCGATACGATGGCTGATGCCTTTGTGAAGTCGGAATCGCTTGGCCGATTCTTGGGCCAGCACATCAAAGGCGCATTCCCGCACCGGAAGGTGTCGTGATGTGGGCACTTTACTTAGCTACCGGCCTGCTTGTTGCTTTTGCTTTTGCTGTTATTGCTTTGATTGGAACAATGGGGGCTGGTTGGCCGCGTGATGAGCCTGTCGTCAATAAAAAAGCAAAATCATCCCAATCGCTAGTTGTCGAGCTGGCCGATGGAACAGAAAAAACCTTTCGTCAAGGTGACGATTGGCGAGGATATTACGGATTCGTGATCAGCCATGGCGGCGTACTGTCAATTCGTGCCTATGGAGAAGCCAGTGAATTTGGGCAACGCGCTTACGACGTTGACTCATTCAATGTCACAGGGTGGCGGCGTGTTTATTGGAGAGGGGCGTGATGTCAGAGAAAAACCTACCAGACGGTGCTGCGTTTGTAGTAGTGCGCATGAGCGACGTGCATAAGTATGTGATCTACGCGAACGGTAAAACCGAAGGGTTTCCTGATGGCTGCGTCATCGTCAATGGGATTGCTCCAGTGCTGCACCAAGCGGCAGGAATAATGCACAAGCACTGCGTCCCGCGTGAAATTATTGATAAGTTCTTGGCCGATAGTATCCAGCCACTTTGATGCCGACCATTCATCTGCCGCTGCGCGTCGTCAACGGCCTCAATCAGCGCGAACACTGGACGAAGCGGGCGCGCAGGGCCAAAAGCGACAGGATGATCGCTGGTCTTGCCACTCCAGCGGGGCTCAAGCCACCGCTGGCCATCACGCTGACCAGGATCTACGGAAAACGTGGCAAACCAATGGATAGCCAAGATGGATTAACGGCTGCATTCAAGGGCGTTGTCGATGGGATTGCCGACAAGATCGGCGTGGACGACGGCTCGCCGCTGCTGACATGGGCCTACAAGCAGAAGCAGGGAAAGGCATTTGGCATCATCATTGAAATAAAGGCGACCCAATCATGAGCATACTGCTAATAAAGCACAGCGATCGCAAATGATTGAGCTGCTACATACCGACTGCATGACGTACATGGCGACGCTGCCAGACGCAGCCTTTGACCTGGCGATTGTTGACCTCGCATAAGAGCATAAGCACAATGGCAGTATGGATAAAATAGATGACATGCAAATTGGTAAGGCTGGCGAATATTTGGTTTGCGCTGACTTGATAGCCAAGGGGTTTGTGGCATTCCCGTCTGAGCAAGGGCTTCCATACGACGTTGTTCTTGATGCAAACGGCAAGCTGTTCAAGGTTCAAGTTAAAACGACAAGAACGCACAAACAAACCCCGCAGCGAGTAAGCAACATCAATACATACGCATTCAATATCAAGCGATGCGGGAAGAAGAATAGGGCGTTGCATACAGAAGCAAGTTGCGATTTATTTGCCTTGGTTGCACTTGACGAAAAACAGATAGCCTATGTGAAGAACGCAGACGTAAAGCAAACCATGTTCTTTCGGGTTGAGAGCTTGCGCGGAAGTTATCGGGACGAGAATATCAACACCGTTGTTCGCGGAAGATATTTGGCAGATTTCTTATTGGAAGACGCCATATGCCAAAAATAGAGCTTTTCAATGAGGACTGCATGATCGTTATGGCACGGTATCCAGATCAATACTTTGATCTGGCTTGCGTTGACCCGCCATACGGGCGCGGCGAGGACGGCGGCACGAACCGTTGTCACAGCGTGAAGCAAAAGAACGGCACGGTGCTGCAGTGCATTGACGGCGGTTACGCGAAAAAAGATTGGGACCGCGAGCCACCGCCACCGAAATACTTTGAGGAACTGCGGCGCGTGGCACGCCACCAGATTGTATGGGGGGCGAACTACATGCCGGTGAAGCTGCAAGGCGGCGCGATTGTTTGGGACAAGGTGAATGACGGAGCCGACCAGAGCGGCGCGGAAATTGCCTATTGCAGCCTGAACGAGCGCGTGGACGTGGTGCGCTATATGTGGCGCGGAATGATGCAGGGCGACGGCGTGGGCAGCATGCGCCAGCAGGGTAACAAGGCGCTGAACGAGCGCCGGATTCACCCAACACAGAAGCCAGTGAAACTGTACGAATGGCTTCTGCAGCAGTACGCGCAGCCGGGCATGAAGGTTTTGGACACCCATCTTGGCAGCGGAAGCGCGGCGATTGCAGCGCACTACTACGGGGTGGATTTTGTGGGGTGCGAGATAGATGCCGACTACTGGCGGGCGGCCAAGGAACGGTTTGAGGCTGAAACGCGGCAGCTGGCGCTACCTAACTAATCGCTGGCGCCGCCCCCGTCATCGTGAGAGTGCCAGTCGGCACCGTAACCGGACTCAACACTGGCCGGTAGCCAGTGAATGCCATCGCTCCGGCAGATGGGATGCCCGCAAAGCGCAGGTATACGTCAGGCTGATCTCCAGTAAACGTCAGCGCGCCCGTAATAGGCAGGGCGCGGTCATAGCGAACTGTTGGCGCACGTTCAGTGAATGCCAAGCTGCCCGTATTCGGGACAATGGCCACGCCATCAAACAAAGTGCGCACTTCCCATTCCATCGCTCCCCACAATGCGCCACCAGGGTGATCCGCATCGAATCCGAACACCTCCACCGTCCACAGCCCGACATCAAACAATTCGGCAATGAACGCATCGTCCAACACCAGGCGCAGGATATTCACTGTCTTGCCGCGCACGTTCGCGCGAGTGGACATATCGAAAACCGCTGGGTAGGCGGCTTGCGTCACCATCCCGTCATTGCCGTCCGTATCCTCATAAACCAGCTCCACACCGGTGAGGTTGGCCGCGTCGAATACCTCTCCGTTCAGCTCAAAGGCTACGTACAACTCCGTATCTCGGCCCTGGAACACCAGATCCCGCAATTCGTCAGTGGTGGCGCGAATCAGCCGGCGGCGCTCGGTAAACGTGGCCAGCATGGAGGGCAGGTTCACGATCAGCGATTTGGTGTTGACTGCCACCAACGGCACATAGCCACCAAACGCCAGACTGGTTTCGCCGGGCGCAATACGGGTGTCTACTCGCCGCGTGGGCGCGTAGCCGGTCATTGAAAGCGATGCGGCGTTCGGCGTGGGCATCAGCGGGCTTCCTGACGAAGTTCTTTATTGCGCTGCAGCGTCTTGGTGATGAGCGCTGCGGCGCGGTCATCATACGCATTCAGCTGCTCCTGAGTCGCGCCATTGGCTGCCGCTTTACGTTTCTCGCTGCGAATGGTGCTGAGCTTTTGCGCATTGGTGGCCGCGATCATGGGGCCGCGATAACCAGGATGCTCCTTGAGGTAATCATCCAGCGTCTGTTGCGAGCCAAACGGATCAGCCTGACGCCCTTCCAGCTCCGCTTTGTGCTTGGCGCCTTCGGTGGCCAGCTTGTAGAACGCATTGCGCTCTGCGGCGCGCTCATTCACTGAGCCAGAAATCATGCCCCACAGCGGCACTTTGTAGGTGGGCAGGTCTTCGCCGGTCAACATGGACTCGCCGGTCTGCCAAATCTTGGAAATTTCACGCCCAGGGCCGCCGGTGAGTTGCTGAATGAGGTAATCAACATGGTCCGGGGTCGGGCTGAACAGGTCGCCCACAAACCGGCCATCGGAACCCATGCCGCGCGTGAAGTCGCTGCCGCCACTCAGGGTATTCATCACTCTGGCCACCACCTTCCCGACGGGCGTGGCGGTGTCTTTCTGGCGCGCGAAGCCTGGGGTGGGGTCGCTGTCGCCATAGCCTTCCAGATAGATTGATCGGCCAAGGTAGTTCTTGTTCTCTGCCAAGCCAGCCGGAATGTCGGCGATGGTGGGCGCCGCCATCTGCAACAGGCTGCCACTGGTGCCCAGCGGGTTAAAGGCATCCATCAGCACGCCAAAGCTCTCGCTGGCGGCATCTCCTGCTGTCTTGCCTTTGTGGATGGCCTGCTCGGTCACTATGCGCCCCAAGGCCACGATCCAACGTAAGCCGTGCGGTATGGGCCACTGTTTGTAGGTGCCATCGCCGGTGGGAATCAGGAAGCTACGATTCTTCACGAACGAATCGATGTGGGTGGATTCATCGTCATCATCGTCAAAGCCAGCAGCGGCCAGCCAGAACGCTTGCAACGCGCCCACCAGCAGTGCTCCGCCGATGATGGCTCGGCCACGTGGCCCGGTGAGTGTTTCGTAGTTACGGCCCACGCCCTGGATGATGGCATTGCTGAACGCATACCAAGCATTCATCGAATAGCCGAGGCGACCGCGCTTGTTGAAGTTCACGGTGATGGACTTGGAAATCTGTGCGGCGCGTGCGTCGAAAGAAGTATCGTAATCGGTGGTCTTGGTCGCATCCGTGTTGCCATTCTCGGCGGCTTTCATTTCCACGTATGCCCGGAACGCCGCAACGCGCACCGCAGACTCGAACATGGTGTTCATGTCTTCGATCAGGCCCGCAATTTCTCTGGGCGCTTTGGCAATAATGCCTTGGTCCAGCTGCTTGAACAGTTGCTCCACCTTGTCGGCGCGCTTGGCATCGGTCTCAAACATGTCCCGAAACCCGGTCAGGCCGCCGGCCGCCGACGTCCGCTCATACCACTTGGCCCATTCGGAGGTCGGATGTTTGCCTTTGCGGCGCGCGCGCGCATCGGCAAAGATGCCACCCAATGCCTTGCGGGAATAGTTGGCCACCTTTACCTGCTTGCCTTTCAGTGGCGTCGTGCTCAGATTGGCCATGGCTTCCTGCCAGTCACGATGAAAGTTCACCATGCCGAACGATGGGCTCCACTGCGTGTTGATCGCGGAAATGAACCGCGAATACGCGCCGAACAGGCGCGTCTTTTTGTCCATCTCCGGCAAGTCCAAGCCCTTCAGCGCCGTCACCATGCGCTTTGCCATGGGATTGCGCTCGCTGAACACGATGGCGCGCTCGACGATGCGGCCGGCGCGATTCGGCCTCTTGACCACGATCACATTGTCGCGTGATTTCCACTTCGGGTCGGTCTGACTGACGACCTGGCCAGTCTGCTTATCCAGATGGCGAATTTTCGGCAAGTTTGTCGTGCTCCAAAAATCTGGATTAGGATTCATCTCCGCCAACCCATACAACGCCACGGCCACGCGCTCTTTCTCGCCACGAATAATCGCTTGCTCGCGCTGCTTGGTGATATTGGACAGGATGTTGACCACCTCTTTGTGCGAACCCAGCGCTGCCTTGGAGTCCGAGCCCTTGACGCTGATGCCTTGGCCAATGCCGTACACCGCGTCGTTCTCGTAATCAGCTCGTTGCAATGGCACGTAGTCCGGCCACGCTGCGGCGCGCAGATCCATGGTGACCTGGCTTTCCAAGCCATATCCAACCAGTGTCTGCCGAGTGCCTTTGATGTATTCCTTCACCATGGCAGCCACTTCATCCAGCTTGGCTTTGTCCTTCGGGTCAAGTGCTGCGAAGTAATCAGCGATCTCTCGCTCAAACTTGCCGCTGCCACCGTCCTGCATGGCAGGATTATTCAGGTTGCGCTGCGCTATGGTCTCGTTGCGTTCGCGCGCATGCCGGAACTGCAAGTGATCCTCCACGCGTTTGATATCTAGGCCGAGCGCGTGCATCTTTTCCAAGATCGGCAGGAATTCATCCTTCATCATCGTATCGACACGATCAGAGATGCGGCGCGGCATCAGCTCCAAGCCCAGCATCGGATCAACATTGTCAGGCAGTGTTTCCACTCCCTGCTTTTGCGCGATTGCTTTCACCACTCGGCGAGTATCCAAGTAGTAGTCAACTCGGTCATACAGGAATTGATCGACACGGCTATGAATGCCGTTGATCACCCGGATCAGCCGGCCGTCGCCCAGCTTGGTTACTTGCGGGTACTGCCATTGCGCATCGGCTGGGTCGGCTGATTTTCCAGCAGTGGGGGTGGATTTATTCGCTGTTGGCAAATTGCGCTGGAATAGTGGCAGTCCCTGCATCGCGGACTGGCGCATGGCGTCGGTGATGTTGAAGCCATGGGATAATGGCAATTTTGAATCAACTAGCGCCTTACGTTCCGCGACTGGCATTTGATCAAGTTGCGCCTGCGTCAATCCGGTTGATGTGCCGGCTGCTTTCAGCTGTTCATAAGTTGCTGATCCTGGCAGTCTTACGGAAAGGATTTTCCCGCCCCACTTTTTGATCAGCTTGCCGACCGTTGCGGGCAGGATGCGGTCGTAGAAGCCAATCATGCCTTCGCCGCCTACTTTGAGGTCTAGTCCTTCAAGCACACGTAGAGTTCCATTTGGCTTTTTGGCCATTAACTTCTCGGCAGCGTCCTTACCAATCAAATCTGGCAAATCTTCCGGGCGCACGCCGGTACGTGACATGACCTCTTCACCGTCAAGATCGAACGCCTTGAAATTGCTGCCGCTCAATGCAACAGACGATAGTGTTTTGCTCAGGTCATACCGCTCCGCATTGGTGGCACCGGTGTCCCAAGTTATCCTGTCGAAACCATTCTCAGCGGCGTAGCGAATAGCACGCTTCATCGCGAGTTCTGGCCATGTGGTTTTGAAGGGGGCGTTTGGAACTGCCAGCAAGTTCTGGTCAGCAAGTTTCCGTGTTTCCCAGAAAGCAATGTCCTGCTTTGCTTTATCTATCCCGGTTCGTTCGTAATCCGCTTTGCTAACCTTGTGCTCATCTCCATTAGCATCTGCCAGCCACCAGTTCCATTGATCTTCTTTGACCAATTTTACATCTGCAACTGATGTTTCTTTTTTAGGAGACCGATAACCTTTCTTCCGCCCCGCCTGATGCCAATCACTCTGTACCTCAGCGATGTGCATCACGCGCTTGCCATCGGCATCAGCACGTTCATCGAAGCGAATGTGGGCGATGACGTTGGGTTGATCCCAGTGGGATGAGCGAAAGTCTCCGGTCGTTTCACGGTAATACGCACCACCACTATCTTCTGCTTTCGTATCAGATGGCAGCGTCAGCAGCAGCTCGCGATAGTTGGAGCCACCGGGTAGGGCGTATTTGGAGAACTTGGTTGCCGATTTCTCTGCATCGCGTCTCGCTGCATCGGTTGTTACACGATCATGAAGGTGCGTTTCCTGAAGGTCGGATAGTTCGCTTTGCTCTTCTGCTGTAAGTGGTCGTCCACCTGAGTAGCCGTTACCGTTCCATTCGCCGCCCGGGATATTCAGAAGCTCATTGAAGCGCTGGCTCTCTGCTGCGCTCAACGAATCCATGAATTTTACTTTTCCGTCGCCACCAAGAACCGTCTCCGTAACCTGCACCCCATTCGAGCCCAGGTAATCCACCACCTCCTGCTTGCTGATCTTGATGCGATCACCCAGAAACTGCTCAAGGTCTACGGCTTCAATTTCCTCTGCTTTGACACCCGGCATGTTGCGCAGCGTGTTCAGCCACTGCTCGCCCCGCCCGACGCTGATCTTGGCCAACTGCGCGGAGCGCGTCAGATGCGAATAGAAGATGCCAGCCTTCTCGGTATAGCGGGCATCGCGTGCCGCCTCAGCCTTGGTCTTGCCATCGCCCGATAGTGGCTTGTTAGACTTCAGGGATCGCAACAGGTCATCTGCAAGCCGATTCATGAACGTCTGGTCGTATTGCTTGGGCAGTTTGTAAACCGGGGCCAGTCTCAACATTTTTTTGATGAACGCGGAAATTTTTGCCTTCAGTCGCTCCATCCATGTCTTCGCTGGCTCCGGCACGCTCTGTCGATCCTTCAGGTAGTCTTGAAAGTGATAAGCCAGCACTTCTTCTGTCGCAAGACGACGTGTTTTGATGTTTCCAACATCCCACTTTGCTCCAAATTCCTGAACGCCTCGCTCGTTCACGGCGTCTGTCATGGAGTCGTAAAAACCATCCAGAATCGCCTGCTTATCGGCTTCGGTCAGCATGGCATCCAAGCCAAAGTGACCGACGACCTCATGCAGCACCAGCTCAGGGATTGCTTCCATTGAGGGGATATCATCGGCCACGGCATAGAACTTTCCGTTCCAGTAGATGGCGCGCATGTCGCCCGGCTTATCACCACGACGCTCAATGGCCGCGCGCACATCAGACGGCAGTTGAGCGTAGGTCTGCCGAACGATCAACACAGGACGCCGGTGGAATGGGCGCAGGACTTCGTTAATGGCTGCGGTAACCTGCCTCTCCGGCAGCTTGCCGGGGGTGGCATCACCACGCTGATACAGCGCCACGCCCGCATCGGTAGGCTTCGACTCAATCACGTCAAAAAAGTGATCGAACGCCGCGCGGACAATCGGCATCTCAGATTCAAGCGGATAGGGGTAGGTGCCATCCTTCTGCATACCTAATCCGGTCGCCGCATCCCAATACGCGGGCGACACAATGTTGGCGAGGTAATCGTTAGACGCACCTTGATCTTGCAGTTTGGCAATGATGTAAGACTCGAAGGATCGCGCCACCATTTCTTCGGTGGTCACCCAGTACGGCTTGCTGCGCGTCTGATCCAGCTTGCCGGAGCGCTTCGGCAACTCAGTACTGTTGATCGCACGAATCACATTCTTGAACGCTTCAAACAATTCTGGTCGCACACCTTCCGGTGCTTTCTGGATCAGCGAAATAAATCCAGCTTTGTTACCGCCGCGTCGCGAGAAGTAGTTATCCAGGCCATGCAGCCATTCATGCGCCAGACTGCCTGCACCTGTTCGCTTGGTTAGGTTGATCACGACTTCGCCGCGTTCGTAATGCGCCTTCGGTGCCAGCTTGCCACCGTGACCGCGCGCACCGAATGCCAAGCCCAGTTCGCCGTTAAGCGAGAGCGCTTTGGGTGGCACGCCCAGCACCCCAGCCAAGTCCATCAGCGCATCATACGAATCATTCAAATCGGCTTGACGCCGCGCGCCTTCCATCTGCGTGCCGAATTGAACTCCACGGAACCCAAAGGCTTCTTGGAACTGCTCTGGCGTGACATCCGCACCATTGCGATGGTCAATGCCAATGCGCGGCGCGTTTTCCTCACGGCGCTCACTGGGCAATTCTTTCTTCTTGGCCAACAGCGTGACCAGCTCGTCGTGATGCTCCAGCAAGTATGCCCTGGCCGTTTTGACATCCGTGAAGCCGTCTTTCAACTCGACAACGTTCCGGCCGACTTTCTTGCCAATGAAGTAAGTCTTGTCGGCACGACGGCCATACAGTTCAAACTTGATGGCCTTCTTGGCATCTTGTTCAGGTGTGGTGGCATCCCAAGTCTTCTTGAACGCAGCAATCGCTTCGGCGCGCGTGTCGCCATGTCCAAGCATGTTGGGCCAGTTCGACAAAGCGCTTTGCTTGCCATTGCTTTCAACCGACCAGATGGTCTTGGACGGCTTATATTCAATGCCCTTGAACACGCTGTAATGACCGCTGACTACGCGAACGCCCTTCAGGCTCTTGTCGTGGCCGACGGTTTGATACAGCTCAATGCGATCATAGACAGACTTGAGCGATTCCCTTCCCTCTATCATGTCTCGATCATAGGCTCCGTCCATCACCTTCTGAACCATGTCACGTAGGCCGGTTACCTGTGAAACCCACCGCCCCAGCTTCCATGATTTCTGCGGCTTGGTGGGAATATCATCGCGCGCAGCATGCATAAAACCAACGGCCCACGAGTCGGCACCACCCTCCAGCAGCTTGGCGTAATCCGGCTCCGGCCATGATTCAGACAGCGGCACCTTGGCGATGTCGGCGGTTTGCGCATCACGCAGTTTGGCGGCGTAGTCTTTTCTGGCCCCTTCTATCCTCTGGCCGAAATCCTGGATATTGGCGGTCGGCTTTGCTGGGGCAGGCGTCGCAGGCTTTTGTTCGACAGGCTTCGGCGCTTCCGGCTCCACAACAGGTTCTGCTTTGGCTGGGTTCGCCTCCGCATACCAGCGATCCACCTGCCCGCTTTCGGTCAGCTCTTTCGCCTTGGGTTTGCCGTATCGGCCGCGCACCCAGTTGGCAAACTGCTCTGGTGTCTTGTCTTTGGCGCGCGCAACGGCGGCAGCATCATCACTAACCAGCTTATTCTTGCTGACCTCCTGCGCCTTCTTTGGCGCGGGAGTATCCATCAAATCAGTCTGGTTCTTCGCCTGACTGAACATATCCGATGGGTCGCCGGTCTCCAGCGAATCTTGGCCGCTGTTGCGCTTCGCATCTCGCTTACGCGCCTCATCTGCGACGGCCTGCTTGGCGGCAACATCATCGCCGAACAAATCCCCTACGGGCTTTTTGGCTTCGGTTTTGCCTGCTTGGCTTTCGCTCGGCGCTGGACCACTTTGCGCGCCGCTTCCAGCAGTTGTTTGGGTGTCAGTGTCATGGACCAGCTCCTTGATGGCGGTCATAAAGCCATCATCGTCATCGCCGTGTTGAATCGCCAGCCGCTCCACAGCGGCTTCGTCTATCTCGTTGGCACGCTCGATCATACGCGCTACCAGTGCCACATCCAGCACATCCTCTGGTTTGCTGCTCTGCGCTTCTTCCCTGGTGGGCAAGAAATCCTCCACCTTGCCGTCCGCTACGTCGCGCAAAAATTCGACCATGCGGCGCTCAGGTTTGCTCAATGGCTCACCAGCCAGCGCTTTGCGAATCGTTTCCTTGGTGCGCTTTTCGTTGAAGCCAGTGGGGCGTGCGGCCCACCACAATGCCTTCGGCAGCCACTTGGTACGACCAACCACCTTGCCATAGTCAGGGCTGGTTTCATCCTCGGTGGCGCGGATCAGCTTGCCGCCTTCTTCCTCCCAGCCTGCTTCCGATGCCATGCGTTCCAGATGGCCGCGCAGCTCGGCATCTGATTGCAAGCGCTGCTCAAGCGATGGCGGAGCGAATGGATCAACATCTACGGCCGATTTCGTCAAACGGGATTCTGGCCCGGAAATGTTTCGCGTCGGCTGCGGCGTGGCTGGCGCGTCCTTACTCACATATTCAGCACCGCGCGCCGATATAGTTACTCTCGCGCCATCGTCAGTAGTAACGGTGAGCTTGTTGCCAAAGATTGAAGTGATTTCACCTATGTTTCTGTTTCCGTCAGCATCGATAGGAAAGGAAACCGAGTCGCCGCGCCGCAATGTCGGCTTCTCGTTCTCAGCCTTGACGATGGACTTCTTGGGTGGAGTCTCTGGCTGTGTTTCAACCAGCGGCTTCAATGCCGACTTGCGTGCCGGCTGAACGAAGCCCTGATCGAACAAGTAATACTCAGCAGAGTCCTTATCTGCCTGCGATGGTTTACTCAAGTTTGCGCGGAACTGCCGCGCATTGAATTCATCGCCGCGTGACTCCGCCTCCGCCAGCGCATTCTCCATCAGCCACTTTTCGACTCGCTTAACCGTATTTCCGGCCTTGCCGTTCGTGGTTATGTCGATCTTTGGAAATGGAGATGTCTCACGGCCAGTAGTCGTCAACACTGTCTCGCCAGCGCCCAGCATTGCGCCAACCTTTCCCGGCTTCGGCGCTTCATTCTCAGCCTTGATAATCGACCGCTTTTTCGGTGCAGCATCTGGCGGTGTTTCGGCGGCAACCAGCGGCTCAGGCAGCTCATTGGTCGGGTAGGTTGCTTGCGGTTTCCCGTCCACAGAAACCGTGAGCCCTTCCTCGCTGGGTGCGATCACTACCGGCGCTTTGGCCTTCTCAGCCAGCGTCGGCTCGGGGGCTAGTACGGCATCCGCTTGCTCGGCTTGCCCGGCGGGCGGGGTTTCTTGCTCTTGGCCACTGGCTTCGCTGCCAAGTCCCACATCATCTTGGCTCGTCGTTTGTTGATTGCTGACATTGATTTCACCCCCTTTCGTTTGCTGTGTTGCTGGTAAAGGCTGTCCACCAATTTGGAGACGGGACTTGCCTGCAAGGATTGCTGGCACATCGACTTCATCAGCTGACGAAACAGCAACGCGGTTTTTTCCTCGTCCTTGGGTGACCGTGGTTCCGGCGGCCAAAGCGGACTCCACTTGGGCACGTACAGCGGTAGTGGCTTGGGCAGCATCGATGGTTCCCTCGTCGTCAATGGTGAAAGCATCAGCCAAAGCCCGACGGTCAATGGTAACGGGCGTACTTGCGGTATCAGGGCTGGCGGATGGGCCAGCAGCTTCGCCCGCCAGGGCGGGAGCCGCTTCTTGAGGTGCGGCAGGGGCTGGTGGGGGCGTAGGTTGAGCATTGGTTGACACTCCCGGCTGAATTTCGGGTTCGGTTGCGAATGCCTGCGATTCAGGTATTCCCGGCGTGCTGGGCGGCTGTGAGTCGGCCGGAGGCTTGTTGCCAGACAGAATCATGGTGCCGCCGCCCATCATGACGGACTGCACCATGGTGGTAGCGATTGTCTCGACAACCTGATCGAAGTAGTCATCAAAGGTCGCGTCAGGCGACAGCCCAACACCGCCACCGGTGAACTTGTCGGTGGAAAATTGGCCAGTTGTGGTCAACACCTCGCCCGGAACCTGCTTGACCAACATATCCCACAGCAGCCCAGCAGCCGTTCGCTGATCTGGGATCTTGCCCTTGACGCGCATCGCACGACGCACCATTTCCATTTGCTCGCCCAATCCAAACCGTTCGCCGATGACCTCAAATGCTGAATACATGGAGGCGCGCGCCAGCGCTTGCTCCATCGACTGGCCTTGGCTGCGCCCATCGCTGTACTCGTTACCGAAGGAGGTGACGGCAATCGCCGCCAGCGGAATTCCCGCCCCGCCGGTTGCGGCGCCAGCCATCATGAATGGCAGTTGCTGCCCGATAGAGGCCACAGCGCCCTCAACGGCGCGCGCCATCAGATCACCGCGGCTGGCGCCAATTGCTTCCTCTTGGCGACGGATGGCCTTGCTGCCTCGACCAATTGCCTCACCAACCCTTTCGGTGCCAATCACATCAGCGATGAACTCGCCCATGCCGGTGACAGCCTTGCCGAGACCCAGGGCGCCCTTGGCAGCGCCACGCTTGAGAACATTTTGTGACCCAACATCGCGGTTGAATGCTTCGGCGGTCTCGAAATCGAAGTCTGATTCGCTGGCTTCGCCGGTCACGCCAAGCAGACCCATTTCAGTACCGGGCAGCGCCCCATACTTGGCGCCCATGCGCGCGGCCAGCGCAGCCACATCAGGCGCGATGCCTTGCTCTACCAGTCGGCTGGCGCGCTTCTCTGCCCTGGTGTCCAGATCGTCTGCGGCATCTGGCGCTGTTTGGTCTTGGTTCGCAAATAGCTCGAGTCGCTCCTTGGCCAGCATGCCGGCCACGCCGGGCTGGCGCGACATCAGTGCCCGCTCGCCCTCTGATAGCGAATCCCAGTGTTCCTCAAACTGCTGGCGGTACTTCTTGTTGATCGGAATCCTGACAGAAGCGGGGTTCTCAAAAGCCGGCGCCTCCGCTGAAGTTGTATCCAGAACCGAAGTAGGCTTCGGCTGGTGAGACATCTGGACTTGCTCCAGGGTCTGTCCGCCCAGCTGATTCATGGCGATATTCCATGCCTGCTTTGCTTGATCCAAGAATGACGGCTCCGGCGTCACAACCGGTGCGATGGGATCATCAACCTGAATGTCAAGCTCGGGACGGCCAGTGGCTAAATCACCCGTCGCGCGCTTCAACCCATCGCTTGCCATCCCTGGCGCTTGGCCCGAGGCTCCCTGCGGTGCGGTGGGTGATGAATTCGATGACGCAAGATGTTGCAGAATCTCGCTGTCTTTGTAACCTTCTTTGCGGGCAGCACGAATGTCTAGCTTACGCTGGGTACCCAGGTAATCAACAATCTCCGCGTCCGAGTAACCTTCTTTGCGGGCAGCCTCGATGTTCAGTGCCATGGTTACTCGCCAAGAATGTCTTTGAGGGGTCGCTTGCCGCCATTGGCTGCCTTTTCTTTCGCCTCGCGTTTGGCCTCGATGGCATCAATACCATCATTCCAGACCTGGGCGGCTTTCACGTCACTATCACGGATCAACCGTGCAACCTCGCGGTTGTAACCCGGTGAGCCAGCGGCATTCCCAGCTTTCACTGCTGCCTCGCCCGCCTCTTTCGCAGTCATGTGTGCCTTGGACGCCTTGAAGGCCAGATTACCCAGCTCGCCAGCACCATATGCCTGACCCTCAGCGCCCTTCTGCGACATCCAACTCGTCACCAGATCATCTGCATAGCCCTGACGCTCAGAGTCTTCCGGATTCACAAATTCGAAATTGCCCAGCTCGTCCTGCTTCTTTTTGTACAGATCGTGGGCGGCCTTCATGGCCTGCTCTTGGTGTGACTGCGGGTTGTAGGTGCTCACCTTCTGACCACCAGCCCCCACCCCTTCGCCAGCCTTCGGCACGCCTTTCTTAACCAGCTTGCGAACGCCGTTCACTGTTTCGTACAGGTCGTTTTCAGGATTGATCTGGGTAAGCGTTGACGGCTTTGGGTTGTTGGCGATTTCTTCACCGGTTTGCTTGTTCACATACCGCGCGCCTTCATTCAGTTCAACGCCCTCTATCTTCTGGCGCGGCACGCCAAACAGGATACGCAGTTGCTCCGATGTTCCGGTATGGCTGCCACCCTCTGGGCCAGTCGCAGTAAGCGTCCCATCCTCGTTTTGGCTCAGTTTCAGTTTCAATGTCCCGATGCTGCTGAATTTATCACCTGCCGCCGTAGGGTCACCGCCCGCATCAATGTAATCAAACATCTGGCCAATCCCTTCCTTCTGGGCTTGCTTTTGCAGTGCGGTTGCCTTGTCCTGCTGTGCCTTTTGCAGCTCAGATTGCTTTGCTGCCCGGTCATCTTGGCCCTGCTGCCATTCCGTATCGGCGCGCTGATCCTGAATGCTGCGGCGCTGCTGGGCATAGGCCAGTTCGGATTTCTGCAGCTGTGCTTGTCCGTCAGCCAGTTTGCGCTGCTGCACGTCTGCCAGGGCTCCCTTGAACCCAGACATAAACCCAGTAACTTTTTCGATGGAGGGCATGGTTATGTTCCAAACTTGTATTTCTTGGTCAGGCTACCGCCCAGCGAATCAGTGACGCCGCCAGTATTCGACCCCCACGTACCCGCATTCCCTGTCGTTGCGGGTGTTTTTGTGAGGTAGCCTTTCAAGGCGCCGCCCAGATACCCGGCAGCCTGGCCGTACAGCTGACCCTGGGCTATATCTTGAGATGACTTCTGGGCAGCCAACTCGCTCTGCATGTTGTACGCAGAATTGTTGGCCGCCACGGCATTCGTCAACATGCCCTGACCTTGATTAACCAGTGCGGACTGGTTGGCCAAGTTTGTCTCAGCGGCGGTTCGGCGAGCATAGGTCTTTGCGCCCGAAATCAACCCCATCCGCGCTGCTTGGTTTTCACGGTTAATGCCCGCGAAGGCCGGAGAACTGGTATTGATTCCTGCCTTGCGGGCGTTGCGCAGAGTGATTTGCTCGGCATTATCGGCGGTGGCAGTGGCTTGAGCGCCTGCGCGTGCCGCTTCGGCAGTGGGCGTTTTCGATTGGTCGAAGGCCTCGGCCACCAGTTGCTTGTATCGCGGCGCAACAATTGAGGAGTACTGGTTGTATTGATCGTCGCCGATTTGCTGCTGCTTATTGGCAATCAGCGTTGCTTTTTTATTGGCAGAGTTTTGCTTTTGCTTATTAGCAACCGCCCCCCCAATTGCCACAATCGCCGTAATCCAGCCCATGCTCGTCTCCCGTCAATTCAGAAGCGCTGCCGCCGCCTGTGCGGCCTTGCCATAATGCTGCTCAATCTTGAGGGTATTGAACAGGTCGAAGCGATGCTTGTCCAGCGTCATGCCAGTGCAAATACGGTACACCTCTGCTACCGCAGCATAATCGTCCAGGCTGACATAGTCGATGGCGTAAAACTGCTTGGTGGCCTGCGTCATAAACCAACCATGGTTTTTCACCAAATCATCCCAGTGCGTCAGATCTTTGCCAAACCACCGCGCCAGCCCAGCACGGCTTTCTTCCTCATTGCGAAACACCATAATGATCGTGCTGCTGCCGAAAACCGCCAGCGCATCACGCGGGTAGACGCTGGCCGCACCGGGGTCAATCAGCCCCACAACCGGGGCCGTCGATTGTTCAATCGTCTCCAGCATTCGGTCAACCCCACCATGGTGAATCGCATCATGAAAACACTGCACCTTATCGCCACTGAACAAGGCCGCCAGCCAGGCAGAGCGGATGCGGGGAAGGCCGGTGATCAAAAATCGTTTCATGTGCTGCTGCCTGGATAATACCCGACGATTCTCAGCCAAACCGACATGGTTTCCACCACCGCAAAATCAAATGTCCCGTCTTCCCGCAAGGGAAAAACCCCCTGCTGACTACCACCCGATCCATCCACATTGCTGTCACGGCCAAGGAACCCATGCAGCGCAACATAGGTTTCACTCTCTGGGTTCCCAGTATTGCCTTTGGTTGTATCACTTCGGATCAACGCAAAAGAGTGTGCGTCATGCTTTCCGGCCCACCCCCAGTACCCGTCGATGATGACCGCAGAAGCCCCCGCAGGCACGCCTGCATCAACAGCGCTTTTGCTTGTCCAGGCAACCGCGCTTCCAGAGTAAAATTGGTAAGGCGCCAGAAATACCGGCCCACCCGATACCGTAGTGCTCGTTGTTGTTGTTGTTCCGGTTCGCAGCAAGGCGCGTAACCGCGTCACTTCCGAATCCGTGAACGGACTACTGGTCAACGCCAATAATCGACTGCGAACAGCACCCATCCAGCCCACGATTTCTTTGGGCGCGCCGGCGGGGGTGGAAGGGATGCCGGTCGGTTCCGCCATCATGCACCGCCCGGGTAACTACCCAGCTCTTGCATGTTCTCAGCCAGAAACACGCCATCAATTCGGTGTTGGCCGCGCACTTCAAATGACCATAGCGATCCGTGTGGTTTGCCGATGCGGAATGCTTGCTTTGAATACACCTGAGCTGAACTGACTTCTTGGCCATCGCAAAACACGCTGAACGAAACCGGGTACTTCGCCGCTTCAACGCGCGCCGTCGTGAACGTGACAGCCGGTGTCGCAAATTCTTTACTGCGCCACGCCATGTCCAGTTCCGTGACATCATCGTCAAACTTGCTGATGACGTTGTTGCGCGCGATGTACAGGCTGCCATCGCTGGGATCTGTCCAGATCGCGTCGGCCCAGAAGTCCAGAAAGCCAACGCCTTTCGCCATGTCCAGCGGATCAAAATAAAATCCGCCCCGTTCCCCATCCGTCTTTTCGTAAAAGCACACGTACAGATTGTCGTAGCGAGCGGCTTTGAAACTGGCTGGGTTGTAGGCGCGCCACTGATATTCCGTGAACAGCGGCAGCGAAATCACTTCGGCTCTGCCGGTAGTAATCAGCACCAGTCCATCTGGGCTCGGATACGTCCAGGCATACCCGAAATCCACGCAGCCCGCCTTACTCAAGCATGGCTGACTCAATTCCACCTTGTCCATGGTCATGGATGAGGGATCAGTACCGGTCAGTACATAGGGCTGCGCTTTTGTGGCCACCGCGATGGATGAACCAAAGGCGCCGATAGCCACAATATCTTCGTGCGCATTGCGGGCATAGGTCTCTGGCCATGCATGCAGGTAATTGGGCTCGGCAAACCAAACCGTCTTGCCAGTAAAGGCGGCTGCGCCTCCGTTTGGCAGCTCAACGATTCCTTGCAGCGTTTCTGGCGGCGCATCACGCGCAGGATCAGGCAGCGACTCACCCAGATTTTCGCCCAGGATCAAATCAGTGTAGGTCAATGCCCCGATGTCTATCTCGGCCACAAACTGATATTGGCCGGTGGTCGATGAGGTTGCCGCAAACCGATAAATGCGAATCTTGGTGGGCAGGCTATCCCAGTCACCAGGGAATGCGGCAAAGTCGCTCACCACCACGCTCTGCCCTTGACCTGCATCCACCACCTCAGAGGCTTCACTGGCTGGCCCTTCATAATCCACATCGTTGATGGTGGCCACGTAGGTGTATCGGTAAGCGCGGCTTTCTACGTCAGCGGATGACCAATACTGCGTCCACGTACCACCGCTGGTATAGGTGCCTTCTGACATCGCCAGAATCTCAAATACAGTGGGCGATATAATTTCAGCCACCGTGAAAATCTTGCCGTTCAGCGTCGCGGGCATCACCCCGGTTGCCGTAATGTCTGCAAAGCGAACCCGCGCATCTACCTGCAGCTCATGGTTTGTTGTTGAATAAACACGTAACCGATTGCTGCGGCGCACCTCCACATCCATAGAGGCGTTGCATAACATGCCGTTGTTGCCGTCCTTCACCTCTACTTTGAAGGTGTAGGCATAAGTTCCAGCAGCAGGCAGGTCAATCAATTCGCCGCTGAGCGTGGTGACTGGCAGCCCGGGAGTGTAGTACTCGCCATGTGCCCGACCTACCTTGGCTCGGTTAACCTCCACGCTGTCGCGATACAGAATGACCCACACATCAAAATCAATGGAATGATCGCCGCCAGAATCAACCACATTGAAGGCCACCGCGGTCGTGCAATAGAACGCAGTGACATACTCACCATCAGACGTTACCGAAACTGCTGCTGGGAATGTAATCAGAGAATATCGATCAGTCGCACCCTTTCCGTCATATATAGGGCCACCCGACGAATAGGTTGTCGAAATCACCCGCTCCACATTGTTCAGCAGGCCGGTGCTGGCGTCCGTCAAGGCCTCTACAGTCGGCGCGGTAATGGGGGCGGGCAGCCCCAAGTCATACACGGTAGATGATCCCACGAACGTGATCTTGGGTCGGCCATCCCCGGTGTAAATCAAGGTTGCAGGCGTGGTATCAAGCGGCGAGCGAATCACGTCCACTACCGTATCCCAATCCCGCCATCCGCCATTCTCGCGCTCGCGGTACAAACTCACCGGCGGATTGAAGTGAGCAAAGCCATCGCGCTTCGGTTTGAGCAACGCCTGCAGCTTGCCGGTGTCGCAGTAAGCATTCACGGCACTCTGCGCCGCATTGGCGGGCAGCAGTCGCTTGTCCACCGCAGGGCGAGCAAGGGAGAAGCTGGTGATACTGAGCATAACCATTACGCAGTCCCCGCCATCACAAAGACGATGCCTGGACGGAACTTGTCGTCGTTTAGCGCATTGGGCGAAGCAACTTCAGAGGCGCCAGTTGCAAACAATTTGTATCCGGTCATGTAGTAATGGCCGTTTTGCATAGAAACATCTGGTGTCTGCATCGTGTAGATGGCTCCGCCGTCCGTGTACACGTTCGCATCAAAGTCCCCGCCTGTGTACTGGATGTTGTCAGCAAACACAGCGCCGCCGTCCGGTACGGTTAGCGACCCAGTGACTCCTACGTTATCCACCTCTGAATGCCCAAGAGCAAATCCATCCGAAGTAACATCTACGTTATAGAACGCATTTGTACTTCCACGAACCACCGCGCCTGACGTGATTAGGCTTCCCCACGTCACAACAATGCCACTGCTAGTGAATCCGCCAACCGGAACCCTGGCCATTGCGACAACAGCATGGGTCTGTCCGGTAAACGCGCCAACGGTTCCTTTCTTCCATAAAAGGCTTGCTGCGACACCGCCAATGGTGACTGATGTTGGCGCTACGATAGTTCCTGCGGTACTGGTTGAATGTACATTCAACGACAACACAACCACCGCGTCTGGATACGTTCCTTCATCAACATCAGAATTGACCAACGTCAATGTCATGCTGGTTGCGGCGGTTGGCGAGAACACATCTTTTGAGCCCGGCACATACATCACCGCGCCCCCCGCTACGGGCAGCCCAGCAAACGCCACATCCAACCAGAACGCGCCATGATCCACGCCGCTCGTATGCACGGCATCGAACAGAAACACCTGACATTTCCACTTGGCGGTTTCCGTGAATTGCTCGCCGACAGCAAGGCCTGGCATCCACTTCACCGCATCGACCAGCTTGCCGCGTACTGTCGCTTGCTCGTCGAACACAAATGCATCTGGTACGTCGGCACTGTCAATGATCACGTCCTGCTTGCCGTCGCGCTTGCAGTGGATCAGGCAGCGAGTCACTACGCTTGGACTGGTCAGCTGATTCGCAGACACGACCGGCCACACGACAATATCGTCGCGCCCCATCACTGCCCGCACTGTTGAGCCTTGAATCACGTCACCATCCCAAAGACCGCATGACCGGATCGGTATTGCAGTAAATGGCGCTGCCAATCAGCAGCACCACATACAGGAACAACCCGATTATCCACCGATTGATCACCGTTGTGTTTCCTTGATCAGCTGAATTTGATTTGCGCACAGCGCCAACGCATCTTCCGTGGCATGAAGTCGGTCGGCGGCTTGGCCAACGGTCAGTTTGTCGGTTTGCGGGAAAAGGTAGTGCGCAGCGCAGTCGGCCAGTAGGCGCGGATCAATGGGAACCTTGACCGGTACTTTGACCTCAACGGTCTCAGTGCGCACTGCGGGAAGCGTCGTCTCGCATGCGCTGAGCAGTAACAGGACACATGCGCTGAATATCCATCGCCATAAGAATTGCACAGTCAGGCTCCTGTCGTTCGCGGTGAACCGCGTCGGTTTGTGATTGATTAACCAGCTGGCGCTTGAGCAATTCCAGTTGGGCCACTGCCTCATAATTCTTGGCTTTCTGCGAGTCAAACAGCGTTACCCACTGTTCATTGGCTATTTTCAGCTTGCCAATCGCATCCTGGCCTGCTTCATTGGCAGAAGACAGCGAAGTGATGCTGGCCCTTGCTACAGCCAAGTCTTCACGAAGCTCCGTGTTGCTCGACCACAGCACTTTGGTGGTAACAGACAGGCCCAGCAGCGCCATGCCCAGCGCGATCAGGAGGTAAGGGCCCAGTGCGCCAGACAGTTGTCTGAGTATCCAGCTCATTGATCGGCCTGTTTGATCTTGGTGGAATTAAAAAAACCAAGCCAGACCGTCAGCAAGCCATTCGCGAACAGGTAAATCTTGAGCTGCTGCGGACTGAAAACACCCTCAGCGGCAGCAAAATAAGCAATCGTGACTTGGATGAATCCGAACACCTTGGTGCGGTTACTCCACAGCCAGGTGGGAATATCTTTGATGTTCATGCGTCCTCTGCCTCGTAGCGAAGGTTATTGGCGATGCGTCGCGCCCAGCCTTTGCCGAACGATGGCCAGGTAGACAGGCGCGTCATGAAATCCAGTCGTTCGCCGTTGTACCTGGCCAGCAGGTCAGTGATCGGCAGGGCGCTGATGGCCGCCATGGTCACCGGCCCGACATGGCCATCATCCGCCACGCCCGCCGCCCGTTGCAGCAATCGCAGCGCAGTCTCGACCCCACTATTGTAGGCCGTGTCGAATACCTGCCATGCAATAGCAGGTAAGAGCGCATCACAGTTGGCTGCGTCCCAGTACAGCAGCTTGGCGATGTGTTTGGCTGTTTCGCGTGGCAAGTCGCGCATCTCACCCGTATAGCCGTAGGCCACCGCTACACGCTTGGTGACGCCCCACATGGTTTCCCCGCCGGGGTCAGCTGGGTGATTGGCGTAACCGCCCTCATGCCCGATCAAGCGATCAAACGCAGTATCAAAATTCATGATCTATCCTTCGGATGTGTGATCACCCACAACAGAAGCGCGATCACGGCGATGCAGGCGATAAATGAAGTCATCAGCAGTCACTCGCTTGAAAGTCTTTCGCCGTCAGTTCGTAGTACGTATTTCTGGCCGATGTGATGATGTCGAGCAGTCGCTGGCGCTCCGCTATATCGGTTTCCTTGGCTCGCCGCATCGAGCTGCGACAAATTTCACTCACCACGTCCTTGATTTGCTGTGCCCTTGCATACTTGGCAATGGCATCCAGACTGGTAGATATTTTCGCCACGCTGGTCTGAATTTCATGAATCGCCTTGGTGTTACTTTGCAGCTGCTCAGCTTCTGCGTTGGCAATCAATCGGGGCGTGTAAGGGGAGCCCGTCACCGCGAGCGTGAACAAAAACAACATTGCGCACCATATGAACGCGACGGTCTTGAACCAGTCCTTGTCCCACAACCTGACAATCAGCCCCTCGTCTGGCTCTGGGTTGACTCCAGCAAGCTCCTGCCGCACCACGTCGCGCAGCCGTTTGGTGTCTGGCCCGTCGCTGTTCATACGTATGCCTTTACCCGTCGGTTGGTTTGATCGTTGCGGATATGTGAACGCTGGCCTTTCATGCGGGCCATTTCGGTGGCTTCTTCAAACAGTCCGTTGTGATAGCCCGCCAGCTGTAAGTCCGTCCAGGGGCGCTTTGGTAATTCCAGCATGCGCGCCTTTGCACCGTGCAGCAGGCACTGGAAGTGGTCGCTCAACAACCAATCGTCCACCTCGGTTGCGGTGCGCGATGGTTTCAACACCACATTCACCGCCAGGGTATCGGTCAAGCTGGCAATGGGAATCCCCACCAAGCGCATGCGGTACGTGTTTTCAGTGCGGTCGATGAAATAGAACTGCGGGCGGTTCTGGGTGTACTGCCGCCAATCGTCGCCAGTTGAAATCACGTTACCGTCATCATCCGTGCAGCAAAAATCACTGCGCATGATTACCGGATCACGCCACTGCAGGTCGAAGTAATCCTCGCTGCGCTCGATCAGGGGACTGTCTTCACCGATCTGGGCAGAACGAACCTCGACAATCTCCCGACCTGCAGGTGGATTCAGCTGATACAGATACTGGTCGGCGATGATGCTGATTGCCGAGAGGTCTTTGCGCAGCAGCAGGGTTCTGGAACAAAACGCAATCACCGCATTGCGAATGTGGCGCTCAACCAAGGGTTCTGGTGCCTGCTGGCAGGTATCCAGTACCTCAGCAACCAGGTCAGCGAACGCGCTCATGGGAACGCTCCTTGACTCGCCTGTTGGTCAACTGCATGGGGTGGTGACGTATTGGCCGGCGAGAACCGGCGATCAGTCGTCAGCTGGAAACCCAGCCCTTGCAGAAACTTCTCCCAAGCCTGATCCGCCTTACCGCCGCGCACGGTGTACGCCGCATCCTTGGTATAGCCGCGATACACCACGTAATCAATCAAAGCCGCATCGTACTGATCTGGCAGACTGATTACGGAATCCACGCTGGCGCCATTCACCGCATCCAGGGTGCAGTCTGTCGGCAAGACGCTGCGCACCATCTCCACTGTGCCGAAGCCAGACGTGGGCTGAGGCGGATACACCTCAAACCGAGTCGGTAGTTTGTCGTCGTATGTCCAGTGTTTCACCACTGCTGACGCGGTATCACTTCGCCAGCTTGGGTTGTATGAATCTAGCGCCGACTTATTCACGTAAGTACAAGCGCGGCCATTCAGGTTGTTCGGGATGTCCAGCAACCGAATGCTGCCCGTCGGCATCGTTTGCCGGGCACCAGCCACCAGCGTCAGTGATGTAACGGCAGAGCTGGCATCGGGTCTCAGCGAAACAACACGGCGCTGGCCTTCATTCAGCCAATCCACCAGCTCATCGAACCCCCATAGCACGGCGGTCTGATCGTTCAGTATCCGCTGCGCTCGCAGCAAGACCGCGCGTGCTTGGAGGGTGCCCATGCATTAACTCGCGAGCAGCTGCAGATTGGCCGCAATCGCGGCCTTCAGCTCCGACTTGCTGATTGGGTAGTGCAGCACGGCCTCGATGGCTTCCTTGGTGGGGTTGTCGCTTTCGTCAAACAGCGCCGCATTGTCAACATCAAGCGTGCGAATGGCGTTGACAATGGCATCCACCACCTCGGTGGGCTTTTGCGGACGATCAACCGCCCCGCCATCTTCCTGATTTTCGCCCTCATCGCCACGACGATCTGACGCAGGCACTTGCTTGGCCTTCGTTTTGACAATTTTCAGTGGGCCTTCATGGCGACGGCTCCATTCTTCCTGAATGTCCTGATCGCTGGCATCCGACAGCAGCACGCGGGTTTGCATAGACCGGCGTTCGGCACGCATCTGCTCTCTGACAGCCTCCACCACTTTGGCGCGGGCCTTCTCGTCCAGCTTGGTGACATCCATCCAGATGTCCTCGTGCGGACGCAGCTCTTTCTGCCACTCAAATGGAGTTACGGAAACCACCGCACCCAGCCCATCCCAGATGTGCCCCGTCACTGGGTCGGTTTTTCTGACTTTCCGACCGACATACATGACTTCAACTGTTTTTACTTCAGCTTGCGACATAAAAATACCTCGCGATCACGAAAAAAGACGCCTGTTTCCAAGCGTCTAAAAGACCCGGCTGTCCAGGGAGATCAGCCGGATAGTGTGTTACGGGTTGCCGATGAACTCGTACTGCAGGTACACGCCGATCACCATGTTGGCGCCCGCTGCATTCGCGCCCGCCAACACCGCTCGGACGTAATACTCACCACCCGTCAGGATGGGATACACCGCTGTGTTACCCCACCGGTTACGACCCGCCGCATTCAGATCCGCCGCAGCCAGGAAGTAGTCTGCATCTACTTGGGCGGTTGGGCCGCCCGCCACTGCAGCCAGGCCAAAATTGGCCGTGGTCGCCGCCGTATTGGCACCGTCATGGGTTTCGTAGAAATCCACGATGCGGACATTGGCGGGAATGCGGATGAAATCAATCGTGTCCGCGACCGCCGCGCCGATCAGCAACGTGTATTCCACGTACTTGTGCGCGGTTTGACCATAGACGTGGGCCATCATCGTCTCTTTGTCAACATTCGATACTTTGAGAGCAGCCATGTGAATCTCCTAAACCAAAAAAGATTAAACCTTCAGTCACGAACCAGCGTTAAGCCGCTGGCACGTAGCAGTCGATGGTGGCCACGCCGTGATCCGTCGGGGCTCCGTCAGTGCCGGTGAATCGGATCTTCGCCATGCCCGACATCGAGGAACTGGAAATTTCCTTGATGTTGCCGTGGTCAGTCGTTTCCTCGCGCCAACCGAAGTGGTAGCCGCTGCCCTCGCTCGCACCATAGGCGATACCCAAGGCCTGGCCACCCAGCAGGAAGCAACGATCAAACCCAACCGCAGCGGTGACGTTCTGAGCCACATCACTGGCGTCGTATTCGACCACCGTGTCGCCCGCAGTAAAGCGGATGCCACGACGCATCTTCTTGATGAGGATGCCTGCCCACATGCCTGTGTCACCGAGGAACAGAGGGTTATCGAAACCCTTTGTTCGCTGCAGTGATGCAGCCAGGAAAGTGCGCCAGTTCTGACCAGTGGTAGACCGCTCGATGTTGAACCACACCTTCGAGGTCACGTACAGGCAGTACAGTGGGCTGTCTTCTGCTGCCACATCACCTTCCAGCTTGATCGGCTGCAGGGTGAACGGCATCTCATCCAACTGCATGCGAATGCGGTCGATGTTATCCAGCGTCAGGATGTCCGCCGTGTCCAGGTTGGTCACGCTGGTGGCGTCACCGGCAAAGAATCGACGATTGCGCGTCGGCGCCAGCACGGGATTGACGCAGATGTCGGCGAAGTCGGCATCCGTGGTCAGCGGAACAATCCACTCACCATCATTTTGTGTGCCGCGCGCACCAGAAACATGCACCATCGCCAGTTGGTCGTACAGACGGGCATTCCAGCCCGCCAGATTTGCTCTGGCAATTGTCTGCAGCTGATGCTTGGTGCGCTTCTGGCTCATCTTGCCGCCAGTTTCAACGCCACCGCGACACTGGTTAATCACGATTTCCATGCTGGAACTGGTCAGCCCCATCATGCGACCCGCCAGTTTTCTGTCGCCCATTACCGGCTTACCACCGATGATGTTGAACAAGTCAACCGACACTCGATCACCCGCACCACTTGAGAGGTCGGTGATATTGACAAACGGGTATTCAGGCGGTGACTGCCCCTTCATCTTCATCTCGGCTGCGCCCGATTTGGGCGATGGGCCAGTGAGATTTTTCCGAAAAGTCCCCAAGCGCAGGGACTCGTTGAACAGCGCAATCGAAAAGAGTTTTACGGCCAGCGGGCTGGTCGTGGTGATCTGAGTAGTAGACATAGCGACTCCATGAAGTGAAGCCGTCCGTCACCGCTAGGCCATTCGCTCCAGGAAAGCATCTTGCTGGGATTTGGTCATGCCAGCCATTTTTGCGGCCAGCTGAGTCACATCCAATTCTTCAAGAGTTTCCGTTTCGCTTTGTCCGGGCGCAGTTCCAGAGGGCAGTTCTGAAAGACTGGTGGGTACGGCGCGACTCGCGGCTGCCTTGAGGGCATCTGCTGTCTTCGTCGTATCCTGCTTTGCGGCGGGCTTGGCGTTTCCGCCCAGTGTCCGCGCGACCTCTTGAAACCGCTCAACCCGTGACTTGCCCTGCCATTCAGGGTCATTCAGCAATTCTTGTTCGACTGCGATGGCTGCGCTCCAGAGCCTGGGGTTGCCTGCCTGCCATTCGGCCAAGACGGGAACCGCATCAATGTCACGCTGCACCTGATCTGCCCTGACCTCTTCATCTGTTCTCTCCCGACTCGCGTTTTTCGCAGTCAGATCCTTGATAACAGCCCCATACTTCTGGACTTGAGCCTGTAAAGCGGCAATGGCATCCACCACTGGGCCGTCATACACCTCTCGCAATGCCTCTACGTCGATGGTTGTCACATCAACTGCATTGCCCTGGTCGTCCGTGATACCTGCGGCGTCTGCTGCCTGCTGAACTGCTGCCGTAGAACCAGAGGCTTTCGCGTTGACCCTCGCCAACAATTCCTCGTTCTGCTGTCGCAATTTGGCAGCTTCCTGCTCATGCAACAAATCCTTTTCCTCGGCACGTCGGTTGGCTTCTTTCAAAGCCTTTCGAGTGCCCGACAATGCGCCGTACAGCGGGTCGTTCTTGTCGAACGGCTTGCCTTTGGCGTCGCTGTCGTCCTTGTCGTCATCTACTGCTTTCGCAGCGTCCTGAGCAGGATCTGGATCGCCTACCTTGTCGGCAGCCTTACCAGCATCAACGTCGTCAGTACCTGGGGTTGGCCCGGCGCCACTCAGCGCAGCAGCCAAATCACTCACATCGGTCGAATCATCAAACTTGCCTGACTCAAGCAGTGCCTCAATGGGATCTACTTCGTCAGTCGTGTTGTCAGTTGCCATTCGGTCATTTTCCCCGTGCGCTGGAGTTGCGAATGTCGTGATTACGCGGTCACGGCGGCGCGATGGAGGGAACATACACCAAAATCAAAGTTATCCACAACTTTTGCACAGGTTGTGAACAGAAATACCATTGCGGAGCGGACGGCCACCTTGTAGCATGTCAACACAACAAGTAATTGACATGGTTTGACATGGCAACATTCAAGGTATTAACCGCATTCGAGTCAGATGGCGACATTGAGTTGTGCTGCCCGAGGTGCAAAACATCCGCCAAGTGCCCAACTAATGGGCTTGCTGGCGCATCAATCATCGCAACGATCGGCCTCGGGTTGGTGATGGATCCACCAGGCTCCATTCCACCAGCTGGATTTATGCCATCAGCTATTCAGTGTCGCAAATGCAAATCCATCTGGGAGAGTGCTGATGTACGGCAAGCTGTTTGAATCGACATTCACGGGATCAATGTTCGGTAGCGGCGCGGCGGTATTTGCTCTTTGGGGATACGCCATCGCCAACACAAAGCCAGATGGCTGCGTAGAGCTGAACCCAAAGATGCTTGCCAGCGTTATTGGCGAATCAGTGGAAAAAATATCAACCGCGCTGGAATTCCTGCAGGCACCCGATCCAGCGAGCAGAAGCAAGGCAGAGGACGGCCGCAGGCTGGTGAAAGAGGGGGAATATCTATACCGGGTTGTGAATTTTGGGTACTACCGGTCAATGCGAAATGATGAGGAGCGGCGAGAGTACAACCGGATTAAGCAGGCGGAGCACCGAGCAAAAACAAAATCAACGTCAAATGATTTGTCATTGACAGTAATTGACCAGTTACCAAATGTCAGCAGTGTCAGCCATGGTCAGCCGCCGTCAGCCCACTCAGACTCAGACTCAGACTCAGACTCAGACTCAGACTCAGACTCAGATCGGAAGAAGAATCTATTGTCGGCTTCGCCTCCGATTGAGTTTGAAGAATTGAAGCGCGAATACCCAAAACGGGCTGGCGACCAAGGATGGGGAAGGGCTGCCAAGGCATGTAATGCGCGGATCAAGGATGGCTCGACATGGGACGACATGCTTGCTGGAACGCGCCGGTATTACGCCTACTGCAAGGCAACCGGGAAGGTTGGCACAGAATACGTCAAGCAAGCTGGTACATTTTTTGGGCCAGACAAGCATTACCTGCTGCCATGGTCCTTACCTGCTGGTAAGGCGGAAGTTATCCGCGATCAAAACATAGATGCCAGTCTGCAGTGGTTGGCGCAACAGGAGCAAGCTGATGCAGCCCAAAGATCGTGAGGAATTTCTAAAGGTACTGAATGGACTGTCTGCCTTGAAGGGAAAGTCTCTGGCAGTAGAAGCGCTGGATCTGTGGTGGATGTCCATGCAGAAGTGGGAGCTTGCCGACTTTAAGGCCGCTGCCGCACATCTCGTTGGAAGCTGTCAGTTCATGCCTACCCCCTACGACTTCAACCAACTCAAGCGGGCCGGCGAACCAACATCAGGCGAAGCATGGGAAAAAGCATTTGCGTATTGTGCTCATAAGCGAGGCCCGACACCCGGTGGTCGCATAGATCGCGCGGCGCTTGCCGTTGGTGGCTATTACAACATGGGTATGGCAAATATCGAAACTGCTATTCCTCACATCGAGCGACGATTCAAGGAGGCGTATGAAGACCTTGCTGATGTGGAAGAAATTAGGGAAGCATTGCCGGAAATTACACTGCATGAATTGCAACTCCGGCTCGGTGGAGAGCCATCGTCAAGGCTGCGTGACAATGCAGTAGTGCCACAACTGAAACACTTTACCGACGATTAATGATGCTGCGCGACACCCTTCACGAAGACCGCATTGAAGAAGCCTTGGCGTACTTGGTGAGCACAGATGCCGAGTACGCCAAACTTAAAGCCGATGTTGAGCGAACGAAACACAAGGCCAAGCGCGTCGAGGCGCTGGAGGTGATGTGCGCGGATGGCAGCGCGCAGGTTCGCAAGGCCGTATCGGAGTCAGCAGAACGAGCGGTGACCGCATGGAATGCTCACTACGATGCGATTGAAGCGTTTGAGAAATTGAAGGCTGAGCGAGATACGAAAGTGATGATTTTGGAAATTTGGCGTTCTTGGAATTCCGCCCGAAAGCAGGGCATTCACGTTTAACAAACCGAGGTGATGTATGCGCATTATTGCTAAGACAGGCTCAGAAGGTGTGCTTTTGGAGGCGACGTTCAATGAGCTGAAACGGATTACTGGGAACACCACTTATGAAAGCGACACCGCTTTGCAGAACCGTTTTTGCGTAAATACCACGATTGCTGTGGTGGACACCTATGATGCGCTTTGCTACGTGGTGACGGCGCCCGAAAGGCTTAAAAAGCTCTCTGCATCTTTGCGCGACGAAGCTGACAAAATCGACAAGCTGCAGGAGCGATACGCGCGAGTGATTACTCCACCGGTAAAACCATTGAAGGTATAGCTAATGCAAAAAGTAACAGGCCTATTGTTCCAATCAAGCATGGTGCTGGCGCTAATGGATGGCAGGAAAACGCAGACCAGACGGATCGTGAAGCCTCAATTCGAGCGCGCGCCAGTAGATGTTGTTGATGGCATTCCATCCTGGGATTTTCCAACCAACTATGACGGCGAAGTGCAAATGAATACGACGCAAGGTAGCCCGTGCCCATGGGGTAGGCGAGGCGATCTGGTGTATGTCCGGGAGAATTACTTTGCACCGCCGAGGCCGCTGATTGATGTGCTTGGTTATTGCGCTGATGGTGGTTTTCCGGAAGGAAAGGCGTATCGCATCGTTCCATCGATCCACATGCCGCGCTGGGCATCGCGGATCACGCTGCGCATCATTGACGTGCAGATGGAGCGGCTGCATGACATCAGCGAAGATGATGCGTGCGATGAGGGGTATCCAGGAACAATAGCTCCATTGATCTGGTATGAGCACCTTTGGAATAAGATCAACGGCCCAGGAAGCTGGGACGACAACCAATGGGTTTGGGTCATCGACTTTGAGGTCATCAAGCAGAACGTGGATGACTACCTGAAGACGCCGGAGGAGGCATGAACATGCAGAAACCCCTACTGTCGCGACTGGACGCCAGCGACAACGAACTTTGCAAGGAAGCGGCGGCGTATATTCGCAAGCTGATCAAGGGGCATAACGACGAACTTCGCGAAGCCGAGCGCGACGCACGCGATGCCTATTCGCAAGGGAATTACGACGGACGAGAAGAATCGTCTGGAAATGGAGGTTGGTAATGCCGATCAAGCCTGAAAACAAGGCGCGCTACCCAAAGGACTGGCCGGTGATTCGGCAACGAATCGCAGCGCGTGCACATTTTCGTTGCGAGCAATGCCACGTACCGAACTATGCATTCCGCAACAATACGACTGATGCGTGGACAAACAACGTGATGCAGGCAGATGACTGGGCGCTGCTCGATGGCGACAAGGTAACGCGCATCGTTTGTACTGTGGCGCATCTCGATCACCAGCCAGAAAATTGCTCCGACGGAAACTTGAAGTACTGGTGTCAGCGTTGCCACCTCGCCTATGACGCCGATCATCACCGGCAGAATTCGTATCAGACGAGACGGAGCGGTAAGGCCATCGATATGTTTGAGGCAAAACCATGAACACCCAAGCCAGCACATGGTTCAAAGACACAGCAGAATTCCTGCAACTTTGCGGTGATGCGCAGTCGATGGCCAAGGGCGAGAAAGCAGAAGAATTCGCTTTTCAGATGATGCGCAAAGCCAATGAACATGGGCTGCAGATGTATCTCAGCTACAGCCAGTTGAAGTGGTTGTGCGACCTGGCTGACGTTGACCCACCTACACCCGTGGAGCGGCAAGCGCCAGCGCCGTACCGACTATGATGCATCCGATACGCAACAGCCAAGCGTGGTTGGTCGAAACCGGCATGAGACCGTGCGGTGGCCCGATTGGATACGAGTCAATCATTGCCATTATGCAGATGGATAACTATGGGGCGTTGTTCACGCCAGTGCGGCCTGCGCGACCAGAACCAGAGTTTGACCACTGCTCACCATGGCTGCCGGTCGATCATTGCTGCGAAGAATGTAGGCTGGGGATTGGCCATGAGTGAGTGGGAAAACAGTGTTGGCGATTCTGGCGTGGTTCAGCATCAGAGTATGCTTGCCCCAAGTGACAATAAATTCCATGTCGGCAATGGATCCGACGGCAAGCATTACTGGCTCACGCCGCCAGACCTGTATGCGCAGTTAAATGCTGAGTTTGACTTCACGTTCGACCCATGCCCATATCCGCTACCACCAGGTTTTGACGGCCTGACGTGCGAATGGGGCGAGCGCAACTACGTGAACCCTCCCTTCGGATCCATCATCCACCAGGGCAAGAAGAAGGGGCCGACAGCGTGGATGCGCAAAGCAATCGCCGAAATGGAGAAAGGCCGATTGTCCGTCATCGTGTATCCAGTCGATAAATGGGTATTGATGATGCTCAAAGCAAGCGGCGTCACGCAGGTGCGCAACTTAGGAGATGTCCGCTGGATGGCGACCGAGGATGGGTCACAAGGCAAGGGCACAGGTCGGCATATTGCGTGCTTCATTCTGGATCCGCGATCATGACCGACATCGACCCCATCGCCCACGTCCGCCATCTGCCCATTGCCGAACAAATGAAATATTCGTTCGCCCGTTACATATGGCCCAGACGCAACCAGCCATGCCCAGCGATGCACATGGACAAGGATGGGATCAAGATCAGGGTCACATGGGCTGAGTCGTTCAAGCTCAAGTATCGGCAGTCACTGGATGACTATGTTGCGTTCTGCAAGGCAAACTATGACAATCGCCCGAAACCGCAGGAGTGATGATAATGGCCAATAAACCCAAGCTTGGTGTTCGCATTAAAGAGGAGCGCGTCACCGTAGACAAAACCGGCAAAGAAATACGCAGAGAGGTTGTGCGTGACGACGGCCCAGATCGCAGCTATGAAGCTGACGACGCGACCCGCAAGCGCATGCTCAAGGCACGGCTGGCTGAGCGCGAGCCCAAAGGGCTGTACACCAAGCCTGAGCCCGCCAAGCCTGAGCTGGCGACCATGACGCTCAATCCGGCGCGCAATTTGCGCGAACGCAAGGCGAAGCTGGATAAGGCGATTGCGGATTCTGGTGGTTAATTGATATTGCAGGGTAGAGCAGCGGCAGCTCGTTGCGCTCATAACGCAAAGGTCGCGGGTTCGATTCCCGCCCCTGCTACCAATTAATACGGATGGCTGGTCAGATGCCAGTACCCACACCGATCACACCGGTAAGTGCCGCTAACGGCTTTGTTATTGTTGCGCCGACCGCGTTTTTTCTGCTTTGCACGCAGGTGAGTGAGCGTCGATTGAGCCTGGGACGGCTCTGCATAGGGAACCTTGTGGCACCGACTGGCGTGGTACTTATCAGCATCGACCCCCGGCGCAAGCATGAATAACCTGTGGATAAGCTGTGTATAAGTCAGCTTAACCAGTTTCAGACTTGACGTTCAAGGTTTCGGTGGTGGCGCTTTCTGAGGAGCTCCGCCACCGATCCGTACTTCCACGCGCGGTGGAGGCGGATCGGTTGGGGGTTTCGGTGGTGGCTTGCGCTGTTTTTTGCCCAGCCTCAGATACGCAGCCATCAGTTTTTACCGCTTGACCAGGCGTTGATGTCGCAATCCGCTGCAGCGCCGCTGGCCTTCACGCGCAATCCACTGAACCGACCGACCAGTCCATACAGGTTCAGATTGGTGGTCACGGCTGCCTGGTCAATCAGAGTGCCCGCCATATCTTGCAAGGCGACTGGGTTTGACCATCGCGTTTGGGCCCGATTCATCGCAACTTCTACCGTCACCACACCGGTGGTTGATAGAAAAACATACGAATCGAACTGGTCGCATTCATCGGCGCTCAGCGTGATGAGGATGTCCCCTGCCGCACTGCCAGCGGCAAAATAGCCGGTGTGGTTGCGGAATTTCTCGACCTGCTTTGCCGTGGTGATAGCCATAAATCCTCCAATTAGAGCCAGAGACGTAGCTTGCGCGCCGGGCCAAAACCGCTGATCGCCGAATTTGGATCAGTAATGTTGACCGATGGCGCATTGCCATTGAACGTAAGCGTACCTTGTTGTGGGGTCAGGATACCGAAAGTCTGCAGCGGTGAGCCGCCCACAAAGGCGACCAAGCCAGTCGAGGGCGTAATCAACCGGGAAGCCAATATAGTCGGCTGAATTCCAGTCATCGCCAAAGCGCCTGGTGATGGACTGGTGATGGACTGGAGAGATACCGCAGCCTGGATGTTGACGAAGACCAACGATCCAGCAGCGGGAATGACGCTGCCCTGCGAGCTTACTTGCGGCGACAGCCCCACAATGGACAGCGCGCTAGCACCAGGCGATAGCGTGAATTGACTGGTTAGGCTCGGTGTGTTGACGGTCAGTAATAATGCTTGGCCGGCGGGGGTGATGATTGCGCCATTCACGCGCACGGCTGATTGGCTGGTCAGCGTTAACGCCCCAGTGCCCGGCGCGCCACCTTGAATGCTCTGGTCTGGGGCCAGCCCGGTAATCACCAACGATCCTGCAGGCGGCACCACCGTCATGATTAGTGATGAGGCACCCGCCGTCAGCGAAAGTGTCCCGGCCTGTGGGGTGATGACTCCTACCCCGGCCACGACTGGGCTGTATGCCGTGAAGATCAGCGCGCCGGTCGTTGGTGCGATTAACCACTGTTCGGATCGCGTTGCCGTCTGACTGGTCAGGGTCAGCGCGCCGGAACTGGGTAAGGGACGGTGGTCAGAGGTTCTATTTGGGGCCGCTCCGACCAAGGAGAGCGCGCCAGGCGACGGCAGGCGGTATGACTGCTGCGTTACGGCGGCTTGTGTTCCAGACAGTACCAGCGAACCCGTGACTGGCTGGCGGGCCATCGTCACGCCAATAACGGGCGCGATTCCTGTCAGCGTCAAGGTTCCGGTGGGTGGGGAAGGCAGACCCAATTCCAGCACGGGCGGGTATCCCGCCAGGGTCAACGCGCCCAACTGCGGGTAAAGCAACGCCGAGACTCGTGGTTGGTTCCCCGTGAAGGTCAACGCGCCAGCGGCAGGCGTGATGGAATTCGGCGTCAAGATCGAAGGTGAGTAACCCGTAAAGACCAAACTGCCAGTGAGCGGTGACTCAAAGCCCAAATACATGTTTGGCTGAAATCCGGTCAACGTCAGTGCGCCAGCACTTGGCGTGATGGTGGTGGCGCCGGATGCCCCTAGTCCCAATTCGAGCGCCAAAGAATAGAAGCCGCCCAATGGGCCACTGAACATGGGCGCATAGCCAGTGAAGGTCAAGCTACCCACGATTGGAGTGACAGCCTTTCCATTCACTATGGTTGGCTGATTCCCAGTCAGTATTAGCGCGCCAGTTGCAGGCGATGGAACCGTCAAATCCATGCTCGGCTGGTAGCCAGTGAAAGATAGGCTGCCCGTCACCGGAACGAGGGATGCCGCACCACCCAAACTGGGTTGCTGGCCCGTGATCGAAATCACACCCGTCGTCGGACGGATCAGCCATTGCTGAGTGACGGAGGGGGATTGCTGCCCAAACACCAACGAGCCAACAGCAGGAATGATGCTGGCTTGCTGACTGACCAGCGGGGGGATGCCAGTCAATACCAAACCAGCTGCCGAAGGAATGCCAAACAGCTGCTGAGTGACCTGAGCCTGCGCGCCAGAAAGGGTCAATGTGCCAGCGCCGGGCTGGATAGATACTGCCGTCAATATCGCTGGCTGATAACCCGTCAGTGAAAGTGTCCCGACTTGTGCGGCGAGCGTGAATTGCCGACTGACCGCTGGTGTCTGGCTGGTCAGGGTCAGCGCACCCGTGACGGGATTGATTGAAAATTGACTGGTGACGCTGGCCTGATTGCCACCCAGCACCAGCGAACCAGCGGTCGGATTTCTGGCTATCTGAGTGGTTACCGCTGCTTGCGCGCCAGACAGCACCAGGCTGCCCACAACAGGCGTTTGATATATCTGCTGGGTAACAGAAGCCTGATTGCCGCTGAAACTCAATGCGCCAGCGGATGCTGCAATGTACCTTTGCAAGGTGACGGCAGCTTGAATGCTCGTCAGTGTGAGCGCCCCTACTGCGGGCGCAATGGTGGTGTCGCTGCCAGCAGCAACCGCACCCAGGCCCACTTCCAGCGAAAACGAATAAAAGCCGCCATAGGGAGAAATGGATACGCTGGGCGAAGCGCCTGAAAAAGATAGCGTGCCAGTTGTGGTCGTTATCGGAGCGTTTTGCGTTACGGTTGGCGCATAACTGCTGAAACTTATTGAGCCAACTAACGTGGTCAGTTGGCCGGTCCAGTTGATAAGCGGCCAAGTGCCGGTATTTGTCCGGTAGGGGACCGTCAGCAGACCCGCG